ACCAGCAGAACAAACGATGGCAGAACGAGCACATGTTGGCTCGGCTTCTTGGATTGAAGCACCATCAGTTCTTGGCGAGTTCGTTGAAGGCGTAGTCGCCGGTGATGGCATGCCTACCTTTGAACGTTCATTCAACTCTGGTGGTCACATGAATCGCCCGAACGCCGTTCGCGTAAACGACTAAATACCCTACACCAGAAAGAAAGGTGTAGAACATGGAAGAGTCCAACTCTGGGGGTCCTTTAGATGAGGATACTCCTAAGCATAAGTTGGTACCCCCAACAGTAGAGGATATGCCTAAGCGGTCTCTAGACGCTATTTCCCGTGCCCTGAAAGAGTATGGGAACACCGCTACGGATCGCGTGCAGCCCACGTTGGATAGGTTTGCGGCTATACGGGACGACCCAAGTAATAAGGATGCCGCACGTAAAGGCGCTAGCAAAAACTATGACAAACTATCTGAGATAGGGCCTCATATAAAAAACATCCCAATAACTCTAACTAGAGCAGCCAATAGTAGAGCAGGTCTAGTAGATGAGGCTGTAACAAGGGCACACGTAGAGGGTCAACCAGTGCGTGGGGGTGATTGGTACTATCAACATAATAAAGGGTTGCGAGACGCTGCTCCCGGTCGCGACATACATGTGCTAGCAGCGGCCTCCGCTGCTCTAAGTGTAAAGTCCTCCCCCATGATGGAAGTTCGTAATTTACGATCCATACACGAGGCGCTCAGTGACCCAGATGCCACAGTATGGCATGCGGGAATGGGTAAACACTTGAAAGTATCAGAAACCTCAAGTGATACATTGGGGGCCACTGATATATCAAAATCAATGTCATTAGGAACCACCCGCGCTATACAGGTACTTCGTGGAGAGGTCCACCACTCCGAACTGAACAAAGGACCAAAACTAAAATCGTACCAACACAACATAGCAAACTCCATGTGGGGGAGCCTTCAGCACGAGGACGCCATAACGAGAGCACGACAGTTAACAGGTGACCGTAACCAAGGTTCCCTTTCCTTTACGCAAGCCGAGGGACTTGGCTCCTATGAGGAGGGCCTTGATAAGAGTAATCGCCCAGAGGGGTTCACTCCAACGCAACGGATTGTAAGATCACGAAGTAGTAATCCTATAGAACCTATTCCTAAAGATAGTACACTGTCCCCACACGGTGCCACAGCAGAGGACTCTTGGCAGGGCGCTGACACCACTGGGCAGAAGAGGTACATACCCCCACAAGGTGGTCGTGGGGGACGAGGTACCGCTCTCGCTAAAAAAGCCTCAGATAGTAAGTTCCCTCTAGACTATCAACAACCAAGCGACATGGCCGTCCTACAGGTGGGTATTCGTCAAGGTGTTCCAGAGGTACCTACCGGTTCCGATGCCCTACACGCCTTTAACAACCTCGCTACCCGTCGGGGTGGGGAGATAGTTGGTGCTGTAACCTTCAACCAATATGGAGAGGATGTTCACCTGCCTGCCAGTGCTACGCAAGGAATTGGGTGGGAAGAGAACCGTATACAAAGTCGTAGTGGGGATGACTACGTTAGAGAGATAAAGCAAGAACACAAAGACTTAAATCACCTTAAGAAAACAGATCCAACATCGTACTACAACCACTTGCACGACACGGCGTATCTAGAGATTGCCCACCCACCCGCCGCCGAGCCAAGCCGAGCGTCCATGCGTAGTGGTGTCCTAGAAAGTGACATGACTAGTATTAAGTCCAAACTAAACCCCGACCAACTCGGTCTTTTCTAATGACCACTGAGTTTATCACCGCCTTGGGAGGCGCCATTATCGCATTTATTACGGGACTCTTCGCTGTTATCTCATCCCGTGGGCGTAAAGAGAATGAAACCGCTCACACCGATAACCAAACCATCCTTAAAAACATTGACCGTCGAACCGAACAAATAGACAACAAACTAGACAAGACAGTAGAGCGCCTAGCCTCCCATGAGGGCTGGCACCGTGGCCGGGGCGACGAAGTTTAGAATTGTTGCACGGGTGACCCTCTGATGGGGTACACTGGATAAGACGTGATTAGAGCAATGCTCTCGTCACTGAACGTACCATTAAGAAAACACAAGAAGGAGTACCTGCTGTGAAGAATGGACAACCCGCCGTCACCCTAGTTGAGGCACTAGAGAAACCCACGAGGAATGACCACAAACGGTTGTGCCTTCTCGGTTCTATTCGTGCGTCCTTAGATAATGACGAGCAAGTCGCTTTAGACAGAGCGCTACTCAAAATAAAGGAGGACACCAACAGTGGGCAACGCAAAGTGTACTCCTCCTCGTGGCTGTCCTCTGTTCTGACCACACAAGGGTACTCACTGTCATCTGCTACTATTCAGAGACACCTCAGGGAAACCTGTGGATGCTACCAGACGGAGGACAACCAATAATGGCTACTAAGAAGAAGTTAACGGACTCACTAGATCAAGGTCCACCTAAGCACGCTATCGGTAAACTAGCGTCCCTCCTAGACCGCCAGAACATAGACATTGACGATATTGGGGACATCAAGAAGATCTCCATTTATCAGTCACTCACAAAGGACGAAGATGGTGAAGCGCATATTCATGACTTGGTCGGTATTCAGATTTCTCCGTCGTGGGAACACGGACCACAGTGGCCTGTTCTTGAACCCGGACCATCCATCACACTTCCCAAGGGTACTGCCACCAAGAAGAAGGCGACGGGACTAAATACCTGCGTAGTCCTTCCTGATATGCAGATCGGTTACTTCCGAAACAAGGACGGAGAGTTAGAGGCCACTCACGATGAGGTTGCTATTTCTATAGCGTTGTCTATTGTTAAGGACACGAAGCCAGACATGGTGGTACTTGTTGGTGACAACCTAGACCTCCCTAACTTAGGTAAGTACCGTGTGTCTCCAGCGTTCCAGAGAACTACCCAAGCGTCCATTGACAGCGCCACAGTAATATGTGGTCAGTTGCGGGCAGCCGCACCAAATGCTAAGATCACTTGGCTAGCGGGAAACCACGAAGAGCGCTTAACAAACTTCATGCTAGATAATGCTATCGCTGCCTTCGGTATGCGTAAGGGCATGTCTCCAGACAGTTGGCCTGTACTCAGTGTTCCTTACCTTTGTCGTTTAGATGACTTTGACATTGACTACCTCGCTGGGTATCCGGCATCTAGTCTCTGGATAAACGAACACATTAAGGTGATACACGGTGACATCGTGCGCTCTAATGGGAGCACCGCACATGCCTACCTCAACCGTGACAAGGTGTCCGTTCTGTATGGACACATCCATCGCCGTGAATGGGCAGAAGTGACCAAGACCTATTATGATGGGCCGCACACCGTTACTGCTGCCTCTCCCGGATGCTTGGCCAGAACAGACGGGGCGGTTCCCTCTACTAAGGGCGGTACTGACCTAGATGGTCGCCCACTAACAGTGCACGAAAACTGGCAGCAAGGACTGTGTGTAGTGCGCTACGAAGAGGGAGATGGTAAGTTCAACCTAGAGATGATACCTATCGCCAAGGGGTGGGCAATGTACCACGGTAAAGAATACACCGCTTAGATGTGTTAAACTTAAGTAACCCCTACTACAGGAGACTTTATGTTTACTCGTGACCTTTTTGAACGTGTCATTGCTACCTTCGTACAAGCAGCCCTTGGTGCTCTAGGCACTAACAGTTTGCTGGACCTTGGTGTGGATAACTGGAAGTTGGTAGTAAGCGCTGGTGCTGCTGCTGCTCTATCTGTTATTAAGGCTGCTGTTGCAAAGCGGTTGGGCACCCCCGGTACCGCCTCTCTCGTTGACTAGCCACTAACAGTAGTCAATCTAACCACATATCCGCATTTCATGGTGTATACTTACAGTAGAAGCCTCCACAACTCAGGGACCCTATAATTTATGGCTGTTGACTTTTGGTCACCCTCATATCGTGCGTCAGCAAGCGACCTCACGGTTGCTATATCACCCCTTGGGCTAGTTGAACTTGCTGACGAAGAGTTTGAGGTTCATGGACCCCGACTTAACCGCTACTCAGCCGCATGGGCGTGGTACCTTGGGCATCATTGGTCTTACCGCCGTGAGTTTGGTGAATCCCAGTTCTACCTGAACTACGTCCGCACCATGTCGGACTACATCACTAACTTCTGCTTTGGTAAGGGCGTACAGTTCCGCACACCAGAGCAGAACAACGCTATTATCCCACAACTACTTAACAAGGTGTGGGAACAACATAACTCAAAGGCCCACGTGTTGTGGGAGATGGGCCAGTTGGCAAGTGTTACCGGTGACTGCTTCGTTAAGGTCGCTTACGAAGAGCCTTACGTTGATCCTATTGGCATACCCATCTCTGGTAAAATTAGAATCCTCCCATTAAACCCAGCGCACTGCTTCCCTGAGTACCACCCACACGACCGTACTCGCCTATTGCGATTCAAGTTGAAGTACCGTTTCTGGGGAACCGCTAGTGAGGGTACCCGTCAGGTATATACCTTCACCGAGATCATTACGGATGATACCGTGGAGCAATATATTAATGATGAGTTAGTGGATTCATACCCTAACGCAATCGGGCACATTCCAATCGTACACATTACTAATACCTCCATCTCTTCTTCACCGTGGGGCCAGAGTGACATCTGGGACATCATTCCGCTCAACCGTGAACTCAACGAGAAGATGTCAGAAGTATCTGACATTATTAACTACCACGCCGCACCAGTCACTATCATCACTGGGGCTAAAGCGAGTCAGTTAGAGAGAGGTCCTAAGAAAGTCTGGGCTGGCCTCCCTAAAGATAGCAACGTATTCAACCTTGAATCCTCAGGGAATATGGCGGGTGCTCTTGAATACATTCAGAACATCAAGCGTGCTATGCACGAAATAACTGGTGTGCCAGAGTCCGCTCTCGGCCAGACCCAGCCAATCTCAAATACCAGCGGTGTCGCTTTGGCCATCCAGTATCAGCCAATGATGAACCGGTACACAATGAAAAAGTCTCACTTCACCCACGGGTTAGAGAGACTTAATGAGTTGGTTATTCGTACCGCTGCTATCTTTGAACCTCAGATGCTCATTTATGATGCGTCTGTTTCTGAGGTTCCTGAAAAAGACAATGCTATTGAGTTGGATCCAGCGGACCCACTCACCTATCAAACTACGGTGCATTGGCCAGAGCCATTGCCTGTAGACGTTCTTATCAAACTGAACGAGGTTCAATCTAAACTCGCTCTCGGCCTTGAATCCAAGAGGGGTGCACTACGCATCCTCGGGGAAGAGTTCCCTAACGAGAAGATGGCTGAGATATTTGAGGAACAGATGGAAGACGCTATGGACATGGGGTCACTTGAAATGGTGAACGCTCAGATCCAGCAAGCAATCTTTGCCACTACCGGAATGCTCACGCAAGAAGGTGGTGGCTCTGCCCCTATGGAAGGAGAGGATGGTCCCTTGCCCGGATCATTCGTTGACCCTGCCATAGAGGCATCGGTGTTAGACAAACTGATACAAAGGGCATATGGTGCTAGGTTCGCCCAGCGTCGTATTCCCTCAGGAGACGTTTAATCATAAGTAACATTAATCAAGACAATAATAGCAAAACCAGAGAGGTTTAAAGATAATGGCAAAGCAACAGACAGAAGCACAGAACCCTGCGGAGGACACAGTAGTGTTACCTCCCGAAAACAAGGTTCCTGAAGAAGTAGTGGCTGAAATCGCTGAAACAGGATTTCAGACTGGTGTAGAAGAGTCCGCTGAGGGACGCATGTTTGACGAAAACGATGTCAAACGAATCCGTCAGCAAGAAAAAGACAAGTTGTACAAGCGAGTAGAAGACTCAGACAACCGTGTCAAAGAGATGGAAGCACAACTAACCACCATTACGGAAGAACGAGAAGCAGCAAAGAAAGAGGCTGCCGAACGAGCAGACGCCGAAAACGCTGCTATCAAGCGGCGTGAAGAAGAAGAAATGACCGCTAAAGAGTTGCTCTCACGACGTGACGAAGAGTGGAGCACAAAGATTAAAGAGGCAGACAAAGAGTGGAAAGCACGCTTTTCTGCTATTGAAGAAGCCCGAGCCACTGAATCAGCAATGGTTGAGAAGGAACGGGCAATACACGATCTTAACGCTTTTACACAGCGTGCTATGCAGGAATCCGAAGACTTTATTATCCCTGAACTTAGGGATTTTGTCTCGGGTACCTCCGAAGAAGAAGTCCAGAACTCTATTGCGGTCCTTAGGGAGCGTAGTAGTGCTATACTGGAGGCAGTAAGACAGTCCGCACAAAGCGGAGTGAGGGGAACGCCGGTTACGGCGCCCCCGGTAGGACCTATGGACATGCAAACGGAGCAGCAGCAGTTATCAGCGGAACAAATCCGTGATATGCCGATGAATGAGTATATGCAAATGAGGGACAGGCTCCTAAAAGCGCGACCCAACGGTCGCTTTTAGTAACCAAAAAACCACAAACACGTAACACATTGTTACCTTAACTAGAGGATAAAACCTATGGCACTTCCCGCCCCATCAGGTGGCTCCATAACTACGACTGCGGACCAGTCGTCGTTATCGGGCTACGGAGGAGACACAGCGCTCAGTCCAGCGATTCAGACTATTTGGAGCAAGGAAATCTTGTTCCAAGCAATGCCTGTACTTCGTTTTGAGCAGTTCGCTGTTAAAAAGACAGAACTCGGTGTTATGCCGGGTCTTACCGTAAACTTTATGCGTTACACCAACCTTGGTGTAGATGAAAATACTGGTGCTACCCTTACTGAGGGTACCCGTATGGAACCGACTGCTTTGTCGGCTAGCCAAATCCAAATCACCGTCTCTGAACGTGGACAAGCCATCTCGGTAACCGAGTTGCTTCTCAACGCTTCGTTTGATGATGTTATGGCTTCTTCATCCCGCTTGCTTGGTCGCCACATGGCGCAAAGCATGGATATTGAAGCCCGGAACACCCTGTACAACTCAGGCGTTCCATTTGGTGGCGGCGCTGCCGTTCCTCCTTCCATTACTTTTGGTCGGACCAAGGCTTCTGGTGCTCGCACCACCGTTTCACCTTACGATGGTGGTACCGTTGGTACCGCTGCGTCACCCGGCTACTTGTCACCCACGACCATCAAAGATGCCGTGGAAACCCTTGCTGGACTAAACATCCCACGCATTGGTGACACTTACGTGTGCTTTGTTCACCCGTCCCAGAGCCGTTCGCTCCGTGACTGGCCAGAGTTCATTGAAGTAACTAAGTACGCCGCCCCCGGCAACTTCATGCTCGGTGAAATTGGTCGTCTATACGACGTGGTCTTCATTGAAACTACCCAAGTATCACAAGGCTTGACCGGTGCTTCTGGCGAAGCCCTTGATGCCCTTGCTGGATTGGACACCGACAGCGGAACCGCTGGTGTACAAGCCAACGCCAACGCTTACAACTCTGTAATGATTGGTGATAACGCATTCGGTCAGGCTATTGCCTTGCCAGTTGAACTGCGTGATGGTGGTGTGATTGACTTCGGTCGTGAGCACGGCCTTGCTTGGTACGCCATCTGGGGCTTCGGGGTCATCACCCACGAATCCCGAGTGGTTATCAACACCCTCGGCGGCGCTATCGCTTAAGTTTAGTGCCCCGATTGGTATAGTTTGGGGGGTGCGGACCTTATATGTTCCGACCCCCCTCACTATACTCTACACTCTTAATAATGTACATCTAAACCTTTGAAAGGTACGTATACAGATATGGCAACACAAAAGAAAACAACCAGTAAGACGACCAGTAAGACGACCCCGCAGGCCAGCCCACAACAAGCACCTGCTGAAGAAGTAGAAGAGGCTGAACTGGTAACCCCTACGGTTACTGTCGCCCCCAATACAGTACGAGCACGTGTCAAGGGAACTTGGACCATGTACTACTGTGGCCAACCCTACGACTTCACGGATGGCTCTAATTACGATCTCCCTCCTGACCTATATAACTACCTTAAAGGTCACGGTAACATTTACGATACTCTTTAAGGATAGGTAATGTCATTCACGGTACCTAACGTTAATGATTCTGGTATATATCAGGATCAGGCAGAACCAGACAAAGGTGACTTCCAGTCCCTCGGATACCGCAAATCTGGCGTCCTCAGTGGCGGTGCTTCTACTAAAAATGGCGACCTCCGCGTTGACGTCACTGCGGTATCCGGGTACCTGAATGGTGAGTACTTTGATATAACCTCGGCAGCCTCTTTAACCACGGTTGCTCCAATTAGCGACGACAAGTTCGTGCTAATTGTGGTATCTAAGTCTGGTAGTACCTTCAGCATTACCCAAGTAAATGGAACTGACGCATCTAACGCTGTGTTCCCTGACTTTGATTCCTCTACACAGTTGCTACTCGCTTCTGTGTATTACAAGAACGCTCCATCATATATTACAGGTATTGTTGATAAGCGTGTGTTTATTATGCCGCAGGCGAACCCCACTGAAGTGGCCAGTCTGGGTACTGGCGCTCCCGGTGAAGTTAGGGTACTCACTGGTAGTACGCCTGCTACCGGACAGTCCACCATATATGTAAACACCACCGCAGATGGTTGGACCAACCTCGCTAAATATAGTACACAGACGATACAGAACCCTTATGTGGGAGCCACCACAGACTTTCGGGTAACCAATCAGGGTGTAGCAATCAACAACTCTTCGGGTACCAGCGGTCACGCTCTGTACGCTAGTGGTACTGGTTACTTCACTGGCGCTGTTACAGCGTCTTCCTTTATCGGAAACGTGTCAGGCACGTCCGCTAACTGGGATAACAGCATGACACTGACCGTCAAAAATGGAGCGTCTACAGTAGCCTCTGTTTCCTTTGATGGAAGCGCTAACAAAGACATTGATCTGTCAGGACTAATACCCACCACCACGTCACTACCTTCCAACTGGCCAACTGCCCGCACAATCTCACTATCTGGGGTAGTCACGGGTTCTGCATCCGGTGTTGATGGCAGCGGCAACGTCAACATCGTCACTAGCAGCATTAACGGGTACCTACCAACTAGCGGTGGCACCCTGTCTGGTTCCTTGGTAACCCAAAACATAACACCATCTGCGGATGTCAACGCCACCGTGGGATACGCCACCAAGAGGTACCTTCACGGCTATTTTCAACTATTACATGCTAATACTGTATACGCTTCAAATCCCGTCGTGGTTTCTTCTGACTTATCCTTAAAGGAAGACATTAAAGAGTCACCGGGCTTATCCTTTGTTAATAAGTTAAAACCTTTATCATACCGCTTTAAGAACTCCCCAGAGAAGCAACGCTGGGGATTTGGTGCCCAAGATGTAGAAGCCATCTGCCCACCCGACGCTGGTGTTATTAGCAAAGAAGAAGGACAGGACATGGGGCTGTCTTACACAGAGTTTATTGCCCCTATGGTCAAAGCCCTTCAGGAGATTACTGAACGTCTTGAGGCCATAGAGAATGGCTGATTTACCTAAACCAACGTCTACGGACAAGAACGACATCATTAAGGTCCGTAAGTTCACGCCACCACGTATCCGTGATGAGCATCCCGCCATTAATCAGCCCGGACAGGACTCTGTGCCCGGAGCAGACTCCACGGATTAGTAGTATAATAGACGTATGACCGCACTTCAGGAAATAGAAACGGTAGCCCGTAACTACCTCAGGGACTTCCCTAAGTTCTTCCAGTTAGACTTTGAGGTTACCGGACGCACCTTTGATTTGGGGCACACTAACATTGACTCCTCAAAGGTATGGGTGGCAACCTATGCAAGCAGCACCACGACTGAACTTACTACTAGTGACTATTCTCTTGACGACCGTAACGGCCTTATTCGTCTTGCTGGCTCGCAGGTTTCGGGAACTAAACTTCTTGTAGAGGGATACTACTATGAGTGGCTTATCCCAGCGGACCTAACCTTCTACTCTAAGTTGGCCCTAGACCAACACCTACATAACCTTGAGTTTGAGGCAGACCAGTTATCTACAGTAGTAAAAGATGTTGTTGGTATGGCTGCCCTTATTGAATCCCTCTGGGGACTCATGACCGAGTACAGTAGGGACATTGATGTGACGACCACGGAAGCCGTGCATATCCCTGCCTCCCAGCGTTTCCGTATGGTTCAGTCTATCCTGCAATACTGGGCCACAGAATATGAGAAGAAGGCTCGTGCACTCAATATCGGTCTAGACCGCATTGAAGTGTTCAACCTTCGGCGTACCTCTCGCTCCACTAACCGACTCGTTCCTGTACAGAAGTCTCGTGAGTTGGGTGACTACGGTCCAATTGAGCGGGTATACAACCCAATTGATGACAGCGAAATCGCTATCGCAGAAGAACAAGATGATCTACGTACAGATATATTCATTGACACTGACCCACCAGAGGGGTATGTCACTGGCTTTAGGTACCCATAATGACTGACGTGCGTCGTGAAGCCACTCACATCCTAAAGAACTATCACAGGTACCAGAGAGAGGCCGGAGAAACCTTAGTATGGTTTCAGTTCAAACCTCTAGGCACGGACGCTGCTACTAGTAGTGTCTATGATGATGTCTATGATGAGGGACCCGCATCTACAGGCGGCCTGAAATACGAGACAGGTGTTATTCTTCCACTCATCCAGATGCAAGAAGCAGAGGACAATAAAAGGTCCAACGCTGATGGGCGTCTCCCTTTACAGACCGTAAACGGGGTAATGGCCGTTCAGGACTTAATGGATGCTGGTATTACTAACGTCTCAGAGTACCGAGAACACCTCAATGATATGTTCTATTATGATGGGCGCTACTACTCTGTCAACGCTTACCGTGTACGAGGCCGTGCTCGTGGGGACGTTCTGATTACGTTTGAGGGCATAGAGCGTTACCTTGATCAAGAGTTCGCTTTTGATCCCGGTCCCACGGATATTGGTATAAACGACTACCCTTGGCCCTCAGCATTACCTCTGTAGATGGTGTATCATATAGATAGGAGTAAGCAAGCGCTGACTCCTCTCAACCGCCCAGATACCGCTTTGGAGAGCATATGGCTACAATGCCTATCACTGATGATGCCCCAGCGGAATCTGGTGGACTCATTTCAGGTATACCTTCAGCGGTTTCTTACGCTCACCTACTCAACGCTTTAATGCCACAGATGATTAGTGAGTCTGTTAACAAAGCCCTTGAGTCACACGTAAAAGAGTACCGCGAGTTCCTTAAAAAGAATGAGGAGTACTCAGAACTGTCTGAGTACTATGATGTGTGGCAGACCGATGGCGGTGACCTTGAGTTCGGTATGTGGGATCTCCCAGTTCGCCTGCGTGCACTTGCTGACGCCTTGGAGTTTGGTGATGTGAACCACCCACCACAAGCATTTGTTCGTAAAGCCGTGATGAACGTGGACAAGCCCTCTGGTGTGAATGACAGTATTAGTAATAGTGTCAGACGCCAACTGGGAGAGGTTGTGGTAGAAGATGCCAACTAACCGAACTGGCTTCCTCCTCGCTGAGGACCAAGCATTCAAGACTAAGTTCTCTGGTATACAACTAACAGACGACCGTGACAATACTCGTGACGTTCAGGTGTTCTTTCGCTACCCCGAAGGGGAACGAGAGAAGAAGTACCCGTTCATCACCATTGAGTTGCTGGATATTAACCATGCCCGAGACCGGCAGCACTCTGACCAGATCATTTATGCCTTTCGGGGTACTGCGCCCAGTGGACAGCCCACTGGTCACTACAGTACAGAGGGTTCCGCTAATACCTTCACGTACTGGCCAAACGAGACCGCTGATGTAACCACACTGACGGCTGATACTGGTGGTTCCTCTGACCCATTCCTAAGCGCTCTAGAGCATGTTCCCGTTAACCTCATGTACCAGATCGCTACATTCACTCGCTCTGCTCTACATGATCGTTACCTGCAAGCACATATCCTGACCAAGGTCGCCCCGTTCCGACGAGGTTACTTGGCTATACCTGCTGATGACACACACCGGCACATGGATCTGGTAGACTTCAGGAGCGCTGATCTGCTTGACGAAGAGGCAGGTTTCAAGAAACGTATCTTCAGAAAGATCTACACATTCTCCGTAACATCAGAGATACCAGTCACCAACCTCGTTGCCCTTTCTCAGGTCAGCGGTTCCGTTGGTTCTACTGGTGCCACCATAACACTTAAAGATAAAGACACAGAGGACACCCTCTCGTGACTTTCCTACCCGTAACCTACTGTAAGGATTAATTATGTCTTATTCACGACCCGGCGTTTACGTCAACGAGGCCCCACTAAAGGCCACTGTAACCAACCGCCCCGGTCGCACCACTGCTTCGTTTGTTGGCGAAGCCTCTCGTGGTCCGGTCGGAAAACCAGTACTCGTTTCTTCTTGGAACTCCTTTGTCAGCGTATTCGGTGACATCGTTTCCACGTACGAACTTGGGTACGCTATTTACCAATACTTCTCTAATGGTGGTGTTGAGTGCTACGTTAATCGTGTACTCACCTCTAGCACTACTGTTAACACCGACTCTACCCTCGCTCTTACTCATGATAGTGGGAACAAGGACCTGTTCACGGCCACCTCTAAACTGGCGGGCGTAGATGGTGACAACATCACCCTTGATGTAATCAAGAGTGATAGTAACCCCGACACTGGTACTGCTGCTGGTGGTGGTATTATTGACCTCACCGTAAAGTACAAGGGTGTGACTAAAGAGACCTTTGTTGGACTCACCTTCTCAGACACCACGTCCTCCACCTCTGCTACCGCAGCGGTAAATGATGCTGTGTCAGGTTCCCAATACATCACAGTGAGCGCTCAAGTAACAACTACCGCTGTTAATGGTACCGCCATTAGTACAGCATTCACTAGCACCGTAGCCTACACGTTAGCATCGGGTGCTACCGCCGGTCAAGCAGAGAACGCCGTAGGTTACGTGCGTGGTAACAGCACAGGTACCTCCGCTAACTTCTTCCTGCTCACCGCTGAAAACGCTGGCGAGTGGGCCAACGGACTCACCGTTGAGGTATCTGCTGGTATTGAAACACCGACCGCCTCGTCCTATGGCACCTTCAACATGCTTGTTAAACTAAATGGCGCAGAGAAGGAACGCTGGTCAGAGGTATCTATTGACCCGGAACATAACCGGTACGTAGAGACCCTTATTGACACCTACTCTGATTACCTGACAGTGTCCTCTGTAGCGTCTCCTACTAAAGCCACAAACACATCAGTGTCTGCTGGCACGTACACCCTTGTTGGTGGTGGTAACGGTACCGCTGTCGCCGCCGCCGATTATGATGCTGCCCTGACATACTTTGACCAAGTCACTGGTGACCTGATCATTAACCTTCCGGGAGTATCGGGAGCCTCAGAGGTCAACTACGCTCTGGCCTATGCTGCTGCACGTGGCACCGGGTTCATTGTTATTGACCCCAACTCTTCGGACACCACTGCTAGCGCTGCTATCACCCGAATTGCTGGGTACAGCAATAGCGGGTACGGAGCGGTTTATTACCCAGCCGCTACCACTGCGGACCCTACCAAGACCGGCCCAGCCGCACTACGTACGTCCCCATTAGGTGGCGCTATTGTTGCTGCCTACGGTCGGGCAGAACGCATGCACTCAGTTGCGAAAGCCCCAGCAGGGTTCAGCCTTGACCTCGCTAATGTCTATGGACTAGTTGGTACGTACACTGAAGCAGACGAGGGTACTCTATACGATGCCAGTATCAACCCTATTCGGTTGGTGCCCGGCACTGGTGCCATTATTAATGGTGCTCGTACACTCGCCAAAACCTCACCAGACAAGTTCATTCCTATTCGTCGCACACTCAACTATGTCAAGGCACGTCTTAAGACGATCACTGCCTTCGCCGCATTTGAGCCGAACGATGGAAACCTTCGTCAGTCCGTCACAACTGTTGTTGAAAACGAACTACGTAAGTTGTGGGCACAGGGAGGGCTAAAAGGCAATACTGCCGCTCAAGCCTTCTTTGTTACCTGCAACACAACCAATAACTCAAGCAGCACTGTTGCTCAGGGCGAACTTCACGTTGAAGTTGGTCTGGCGTTACAGTACCCAACTGAGTTCGTGATCATTAATGTAAGCCAATGGACTGGTGGCTCAAACGCCGCAGAAACTCTCTAGGAGGAGATTCAAATGACAACTTCAGTAAGAACAGACCCACTACGTAACTTTAAGTTCCGGGTCACTATACAACCAATAGACCAAGAATTAGACACCTTGGCGGGTGGGATACAGAACCTTGGGTTCGCCCAAATGTCCGGTATTGCTGTAACCAACGAGGTCATCCCTTACCGTGAGGGTGGTATGAATACACACCCACACAAGATGGTAGGTCAATCAGACTTCGCCCCAGTGTCAATGGCACGTGGCGTGTTTGCCGACCAAGCGCAACTGTACAACTGGCAACAGTTCATACACGCATGGCAGGGGGGCATTATTGGCGGTTCAGGTGGAAATGGAGACGGTGGAGACGTTGGGACAGATTATCGCTGCGACGTTACTGTGGCTGTGTATGACCATCCTGTTACTAACAACAACTATGCGTATGATCAAGACCCTACTGCGGCCACGGGTTCTATTGGTAATGATCTTCCTAAGCGTCTTGAGTTCACACTCTACAACGCATGGCCCGGATCCTACTCAATAAGTGACCTTAATGCTGGTGATAACGGTATTATGATCCAGCAACTACAACTGCACCACGAAGGGTTTACAGTAGACTGGGACCCTGAACAAGCATCTTAAGCATAACATAACAAGGAGACACAATGAGTATTGAGTTAGCGAGCGTCAGTGACGATATTGCTGATGCCATACAAGCCCCACCACCCGAGATGGGTAAGGCAGCACCCACGCAAGTAGAACTACTTCGTGGAGTTGTTGACCCAACCTCTGGAGAATGGCACACCACTGCCACTGTTCGTGAGATGAACGGCGCTGACGAGGAAGAACTTGCTCGTCTTAGCGCCACACAAGAAGACATCTCATACGCAGAGTACACCACAGCATTACTTACACGAGCCGTTACCTCCATAGGTAGTCTGCCCACTAAGTCAGACCCATCCATTTTGGACAACCTCATTATTGGGGACCGAGACATGCTGTTCCTCGGCATCATCAAGGCCACATACGGAAACGTACGTACCTTTAATGTTTCGTGTCCATCTTGCCATAGTGCTAACGACGTGCGTGTGAACATGGACGAGGACTTCCCTGTCACACAACCATTGAATGATCCTCGTGTACCACGCACGGTGACCTTGCGTAATGGTATGGACGTTAAGGTCAAGTTCCCTACCGGGGCAGACGCTAAACTTATTGCTTCCTCAGGTAGCACATCAGCAGAGCAGAGTACTACTATCATTACACGTTGTGTAGTGTGGGACGATGACCGCTCTGACGCTGTTAAGACCATGTGGGCTAAGGAACTTTCCGTAGCAGACCGCAAATCTATTGTCACTGCCGCTCTGGAAGACCAGCCCGGCCCAAGACTGGAGGAGGTGGAAGCCTCGTGCGCGAGTTGTAGTGAAACAATCACTATGATCATGGATTGGGCCTCACTTTTATTCGGTTAACTTAAACAACGTGTACTGGGATTACAGCGCTGTGTCGTCTGGACATCCCGGTTTCACACTAGAAGACATCCGTACAATGACCATACGCCAAAGGTCGTTCTGGACGGAAATGGCAAAGTGGCGAAACTCTTAAAGGAATGTGGACATGGCAGAAGGAAAGGCAGAAGACACTAACATTGGGTCTCAGGGTGGTTCCGACCGTCCAGACGCTGCCTTTGCTTCTGTCAAAGCACGCTTTAAGACAGATGCCCAAGGACTACAGTCCTTAAACAGAGAGTTCTCGGCACTCAACGACCAGATCTCTAAGTTCACCTCAAACATTACTGTCGCTCTTGAAAAGGCTAAACAGTTTAGTGCTGCTGCTGGGGGCATTCAGAGTGGCGGTGGGATGGGTCCCGGACAAAGTGGGGGGAGCCAGAATCCCACAAAGGGAGCGATACAGCCCCTAAAGGCCAACATCGGTGGCAACGGGAAACTTAATAAGTTTGATTTTATAACCCAGATAGCAGGTAATGCAGTTGGCTGGACGGCAGCCCGTCTCAAGGGCGCTGCCCCTTACATGCTCACTGCTGACCGGACGGGGATGCTTTACCGACAGATGTACGGTGGCTCAGAACTTGATTACCAGTCACGGTTCCGTCAACCATTGACTGGAGGGTTACTTGGCTCTGATGCTATTGAACCCATGCTCGCCCTACAAGCAACCACCGGTATTAATGCGGCATCCATGAAGAAGGGTATTGAGGGCATTAGGGTGTCTTCCGGTTTTGGTTACAGTTCCGGTGATGCCACTCGCATGATTAATGCTCTCGCCCAGCCCGGTTCATCTAACACTATGACCATGATGCTAGGAGCGGGCCTGTATGGCCCCGGAGGCGTCGCCAAGGACCCTATGGACGTTGTACGCACAACTGTGCAGAGGATGGGCCTGACGAACGAGGAGATGGTTCAGGGGGCATTCCAGCCCGGCTCTATGACTCGGGCCAACCTATCTCGCGCTGGACTACCTGAAGACATGCACAACATGATACTCCAGTACGCCCAACAGAACGTGGAGTTCAAGAAGAAGGGGGGCAAGGGAATGTATGACCCTTCTTCTTCAGGGGACCGAAAGCGAATGGGTATTGATGACGCCTACGCCGTTGAGTTTGAGAGAACCCGAGGGGAGGAAGTCAACCGAGAAGAGAAGTTCTATCGCAGGCAAGTAGACAACTATGCACAGATGGAAAAGAACACTCAAGCACTCATTAGACTATCGGCAGCAATAGAGGATAAGGCTAGTGGGGCCATAGGAGCACAGGCAGGACTCATGAACAACAGTTGGATGCGCGCCCTTGGTATGGGGTTAATGGGTGCTGGAGCAGCCGTTTCGCTTACCGGGTTTGGAACCCCTCTGGGCGTGGGCCTTATGGGTGTTGGCGGTGTGGTTCAAGGCATTGGCGACCCCGAGGATGTGGTACAGCCGGGAATGAATGCTTCTTTCCGACATAGCCTGAAGGCTATGGCCACAGCAGCGGAGGCAGACGGTCACCAACTTACACTTTCTAGTGGTGTGCGTGACGTGGGACGGCAAGAAGAGATATTCCGTGACCGCATGGTAGAGGACCCTAATGGCAAGACCGAATGGGAGGGAAAGAGGTGGACGTTAAAAGCAGGAATGGCCCCTGTGGCCCCACCCGGTAGGTCCCTACACAACTTTGGGTACGCCGCCGACATTGGACCATCTTCCGCTTACGATTGGATACGTAAGAATGCCTCTAAGTTCGGTCTGGCTAATGGTGACCGTATTGGTGAGCCTTGGCATATAACCCTCGCAGGCATACAGACCGTGAGAGACCTTCCCCAAGGGTCACGTCCTGTGGGTGCCGGGCGATCCTCGTCATCTTCCGCAGACGCCCGATCACGGTCAGGGGGGTCCGCAAAGACAAGGTCATCGGGAACGTCCTCTAGTAGTAGTTCCCCATTGTTCCGCACTAAGGGCATGAACATGTCCCAAGCCATATCAGCAATACAGTCATCTAACGCCGCCAGTGTCGCTATCGGGGACCCACTGGACTTTGGAGGCGGCGGTGGCAGTGTTACTATCGCTCCCACTATTAATATAAGCGGGTCAGGAAACGCATCCGATGCGGACGAAGTTGCTCGTCGTGTTATACACTTACTTGAAACATCAGAGGCTGTTCGGTCTCTCAGGAGATCATAATGGCATTTGAGAACGATAACTTTGAGTTTCCTCGTGAGGTGCCCACCGATAAACACATACATCGTGGGTACGTACGTTTACTAGATGAGGTATTCTCTGGTACTGCTGACACGGACACTAGTAACCTCGCTGCAAAACTGAACTTCCAGTTCAACCCTAACCAACTCACGAGGTCCGTGTCTGCCCGTACGGACACACAGTTGTGGATTAACCAAGCGCCCTCACAGTTACTCCAACCCGCCATTGGTGATATGACCTTTGGTTGGACCATGCTCCTTAACCGAGAGGCAGAGGTAGCAGATTATGAAGGACGTAATAACCCTAGTAGCCGACGAGACTCTCTAGAAGAGGACGCCACCCTGTCTGCTGGACCCGCAAACCTCGGTAGGGACAGCGCTGATGTGACGGTGCACTTATGGAATCCGGGCAGGGTCGGGGTAGTTCACGACATAGATATACTTGACCGTATTGTTGGACAACGTATAACTGAAGAGCAGATTGAGTTCTCTAATATGCAACACAAACAACTAGTAAAGATTGGGGTTATAACGGAAGAAGAAGATGATGATGATGAAAACTCTTACCAAAGAGTATCTGGGGATACCATAGTATCCGCTAACGCCCATAACTCAGCGTTCCTAATACCTAACCCTATACGAGCAGTATTCTCAGAGTCCTTCATGATTGATGGGTATGTCAGTAATGTGACGGTATCTTTTCAGAAGTTCTCACCACGAATGACACCCACTGTAGCCATTGTGGACGTAGCCATGCACGCTATCTACAGCGGATTCGCCCGCAAAGAAACAGTGTTCACTAACCTTATTACGGCACAACAACTTGAGACACAAGCAGTAGATGAGGTAGAAGAAGCAGAGCCACCACCAGAGGGCACAGAGGCTTCTGGCTTACATGCACTCGCAGAGCAGGGAGGGGCCGCTATGCCCTTCTCCGGTATAGCCACTGTCCTGCCAAGTTTAAGAAGTCACTCAACTACCCACGCTCTGGTCAGTCCTTCAGGTGTCCTAGAGGGAGTAGAGACAGAGGGATCCTCCATATATGTGGGGGCGCACACTACTGACTCCGTTTTGGGTGAAGAAATAGAAAAGCGTTACGAGGGAGATGACTCTAACAACCTAAACCTCAGTAAGTTAGCCACAACCGCTAAGGTGGGTCTTTCTGTTCGGGCACGCCTACACACCACAACTCTGGGAGATATCTTAAAACTAGTGAGTGACGGTGATGAGGGTGGCTTTTCGTCGTACATACAAAGTGACGTGTTCTTTGGGGACTGGTCAGTAGAACAACGAACAGCACTACTTAAGGTAGGCGTGGACGTGTTAGAGAACGACAGTGAAGAAGAAAATGGCCAAGCACTAACAGAGTTTTCTTATCAAACAGGCCCTACCTTTTACACTCGCTCATTCCCCATTCTTGAGGTAGGCTCTGGAAAGTATGGGGATGTAGGGTACCCAGACACCACTAGTAGCATAACACCCCCTGTAATGTCCGTGGCAGCAGCCACCGAATGGGACCTTGACGACCAAGGACGTTTTAGTTTGTTTACTAGTGATAATCACCTATTAGGAACAGATACCGGGGCGTCTTCTGGATTCATCTATAACATTGGAGCAGGGTTCTTTCATACGAATAATAAAACCCCCTACCCAACCACCCTCACAATTAACCACCAGACAGATCCCGCACAGGACCTTTTGTTTAGTGTAGATTACCAAATCAGCATCATATATGAAACAAGTGTAACATCTACGGAGGGGTTAACTGGGGGAGGGGTGGCTACCATACACGATGGCTCCCCCCTTAAGGTTTTACCCTTGTGTAGTACGTATGGTGCACAAACTCCACAATCTAGAGGATTTAAAGAAGGTTGGGGACACGGTGCTGGGGGGTTACCACTACTTGGAGACAATGGATCGTCATCCATTGTGGGAGATGACACTACTGTACTGGGAGACAGTACACGATGGATAACCAGCGTCGGCGGTGATGCCGGGCCACGACACGCATTCTTTGGGTACCCCACTGGCCAGTTAACTGATGTTGGAGTAACCCTGCCTTATACCAGAATAACTCCGATAGGTAAAGACTAATGACACTATCATCCTCATCACGGTACAAGCGGAGCACTGACAACAGTGGGGTGTCTGTTACCCAGCGAAAAGTAAAAGAGAGCACACGAGTACTATCGGTAGTCACTAAAGAGGGACAGACCATGCAGACACTTGCTGCTCTCCACCTCGGTGACCCTAAACTGTACTGGCGAATTGCGGACCTCAATCCACAGATAGCGTTCCCTGATTCTATTCCTATGGGCACCCGACTGCGTGTGCCTAAGGTTTAGATATGACCGTTGTCACTACCACCCAGACATCAGCACCAAAGCACTCTGTTGACGTATCCATTGACGGTGTTGGGGTAGACTACAGTAGTATCGCTAAAGTAGAAGTGAGCCTACGAGAGAACGAGCATGACCTTGTCACCCTCGTGTTAATGGGTATCTCTCCTCTAGCGATTACTGACTATGTAGACCGCCCAATTAAGGTCACTGTAAAGGTACCCTACGGAGAGGGATTCACTTTCTGTGGGTACGTCAACCATGTTAACCCTACGCACAAGGTGTCTAGTGGTAAGGCTAACCGTAGCCTGTTCCAAGAAGCGCACCTATATTGCTTGGGCGCTAGTTCTCGTATGCGGGGAAAGACAAACCGTGTGTGGAATGACTTCAAGGTCAAGGGAATGGTAGAAGAGTTCTCTCGTATATATAACTTCTCTTACTCTTGCCCAGACTCTTCCCCTGTGCTACCACGCATGGTGCAACGAAACATGTCAGATTGGGAAGCCCTCACACGAGCATGCGCCCAGTCTGGTCTGGCAGTAAACGTTCACGGTACAGAGATACACGTGTGGGACCCCGTGCACCCAATACGTTATGGTGCTCCATCAGCGAACCTCACTACCATTGAGACAAAAGAAAAGTCCTCCACAATGCCCGGTAGGATCATGGAGTTTGACGGCACCTTTGGTACATCACACGCTTATGGGTCTGCCAGTGCTGAGAGTATCGCTATACTTGATGATAACGGGATGTTATTAAAGGCGAAAACAGAAAACCTCATGGGATCCTCCAAGTATGGAGAAGCCCTAGAGACAGAGATAACTAATGCTCTCCCTATGGAAGCACGCTCGTTAGAAGACGCTCAGAGACGACTACGAGCAACCAGAGCCTACGAGGATGCCTTTGTAGCGACCACCACCACCTCTGGTGTCGCTGGAGTTATGCCCGGAAGTGCTGTCAACATAGAGGGGTTCAATGGTGACTTTGACGGACTATGGTTAGTGCGCTCTATGGACATGAAGTTTAATCGTGGGCATTTCATTACCGAGTTTGGGCTAGGTAGAAGCAACACAGGCAAGGTATACTATGGACAATCCTCTTTAGACGCTTACGAAATAGCGCCCAACCCTAGACTGGACAACGGTAAATGGAGAACAACATTAAGGAGGGGACATGTCTACTCCACTAACTGATTCCCTATTCTCGTCTCCCTCTCAAGTACACCGAGCGATTGTCAGTTACTCAAGCACAACCACAGGAGAGATTCGTGTAATCATCCCGTCGGTCACTGGCCTAGACACAGAGGTACCTGTCTCTTATTATGGACGGGAAGCGCACCCCTTCGCCCTTGATTGGGTAGTACCTAACGTGGGCGCAAACATTATTGTGGCCCGAGAGGACGAAGATTACGTCACTGTTATTTGGATGAACACCACGTACAACCCAGTTCGTGCTGACATAGGTGAGGCCAACCCAACAAAGTACGGGTTTGGTCCGGGACTAACTGGTTTTGAGTTGATGGCCATAACACCTTCCTCTGCTGGACTATACCTCAGTTCCACACACATGGGGTACTGGACCAGCGCAGGATCGGGTGCGTGGCGTACCTACATGGACATCGACGGTAACTTCTATCTGACAGGGAGTGGCAGTGCCACGCACGGCCTGACATGGACCTCCAGTACCAACACTCTCGCCATCACCGGCAACATCACCATCGGTAATGTCAGTGAAGTCCTTGGCGATCTGGGTGATCCTGAGGCCAACGACCCCAATCAGGACAATCCCATCAACTACACGTTCGGTGCGGGTATGGATATGTCTCTGGTCAACCTGCCCAACACTCCGACCACAGCAGGTCTGTTCTTAGGTGCCAACTACCTCGGATACCATAGTGGGACCGGCGGGGCGTGGACCACCTACATGGACTCTACGGGGAAGTTCTACCTCGGTGGGACCAGCGGCCAACTCCAGTGGAACGGCTCTACCCTACTCATTGACGGCAGTGCTGCCATCTCTGGCACGGTCACGGTCGGTGGGACCGCTGCGTCCACGGTAGCCAGTGGTGCTGCCTACGGGGCCTCGGCAGTGCAGGATGGGGATGGCTCACTTAACCTGACCTTGACCGATGGGGCCGTTGGTGGCTGGGAGATAACTACGGGGATGCTCACCGGAGGCTCAGGCTCCTACAAGATAGAACTGGATCAGGCCAACAGACGCATCTCCGCTGGTGGTGGCCGTGCGGTCATGAGAGCAGACTCTACTGGCCGTGTGGTTATTGGTATTGATGCTTCCGCTGGTAACGCCCCAACGTATAACAACTCCGGCGGCGATGTAGTCATGGAGCGCACGTCAGGAGGAACTGCACGGTTCTCCTGTGGCAACAAACTCACATGGAACGGGTCTGCCCTTTCTATTTCTGGGGATGTCACTGCTACCTCGGGTTCATTCACGGGGGAAGTCTATGCCTCAAGTGGTTCATTTGCTGGTTCGCTGTCTGCTGCTACAGGTACGTTTGCTGGTTCGCTGTCTGCTGCTACAGGTACGTTTACGGGTGACATTACTGGTGCGTCGGGGGTATTTGCTGGTTCTTTGTCAGCATCGAACATCACGGCAGGCTCAATGAGTGCAGCCTATATTACAACAGGGGTAATGAATGCTGCCCGCATCAACGGTGGCACCATTACCGGCGCATCTGTAAACGTGACCGGAAGCGGGGAGTCCCTCGTGGTTGGTGGTTATGGTACGGGGCGCGTAACGTTTAATCAATCCTCATGGCTTGCATCCGCTATCCGTTTCGGCTCATCAAGCGACGACGATGCCTACGGAGCAATAACTTACGGGAGTTATTCTTACAATGGGTATACGTTTAACGGCATCTCAATCATTAACAACTCCCAGTCCGCTGGTATCGCTGTAAGGAACACGGGGTCCTACAACATCACATTAGATTCGGGGTCTGGCATACTGCTTGATACTGGAACAAACGCGGTTCGCGTCGAAGGCGATTTTCAAGTAAGAGACAGCGGTACTGGGACGATGCTACTCGTTGACTATAGTGCCAGCAGGGTCGGCATCAATGACAGCACCCCCTCATACACCTTAGACGTAAACGGTACCTGTCGTGCCAGCACTCTCCGATCCAACGGATGGATTCATGCTTCGCTCCCCACTACCGCTTCCGGAGCAAATGTCAGATTTATTTCTTCCACGGGTGCGCTCTACTACTATGCATCGTCAGCCAAATACAAGAAAGATGTTGAGACACTGCTGGATTCTGAAGCGGATAAGGTCTTTGCCTTACGCCCCACATGGTACCGCTCTTCTTTACCCGACGACCCTGAAGGTTGGTCGTGGGATGGCTTCATAGCCGAAGAGGTACACGAAATCAACCCTCGTTGGGTTGTATATAGGGATGGTGAGCCGGACTCAATGAACTACGATCAGATAATACCCTCTCTTGTTAATATCATAAAGAGGCAAGACGCCAGACTAACCGCTCTAGAGGCACTATAATGTATAAAGACAAAACAAACAATAGGAGACTCAAATGAGTACCATCCCCACCACCAGTAAGTATGTAGACTTATCACTTCTACACCCCCGCTTTAAGGCTCGCCTAGAAGCGTTCTTTGCAGACCCACAGATCAAAGGACGAGTGTCCGTTGTGTCAGGCTGCCGCTCGTACGCTACCCAAAAGCGCTTGTATGACCGCTATAAGGCAGGCAAAGGAAACCTAGCAGCCAACCCAGACCGTAAGCATGGCGCTAATGGTTGGTGGCGGGGTTCTTACCATATGGAACAAAAAGATGGCTACTGTTACGCTGTGGATTTTCGTATTGTAGGCCGAGGCATTACGAAGTATGGAGTTAATGTTATTGCTAAAGAGTATGGACTTGTTAAAACAGTGTCATCTGAATGGTGGCATCACCAGCCACGTAACTCTACTGGATGGTTTGACGCTCCCAAGATGGGCAAGGAACTTACCAACACCCCCAAGAACCCCACTAAGGCAGAGAAAAAGAAAGTAGACGACGCTCTAACCCGCTACGTGAGTAAGCACCCACTTCGTTACCGTTCTCGTCATGAGGCTGTTCGTGTGATGCAACGAAAGTTAGGCGCCCTCGGGTTTGACGCTGGGCCTGCTGACGGAATCTTTGGTAGACTTACTAGGAGAGCCGTTAAGCAATACCAGCGAGCAAACAAACTTGTTGTTGACGGCATTATTGGTCGCAACACGTGGGCCGCCCTAACCAAGTAAGGATTAGCCAGTGACCACCATCCTCGTACCCTTCCAGTTCAACCTTGGTTCCTTGGCGACTACTAATGATCCTCATCAGGTTGCTCGTCAAGAGATCATTGATGTTCTGATGACAGATAACTACGAGCGTGTTATGAGCCATACCTATGGCGCTAACACCTCGGAGTTACTGTTTGAGGGCTTAGACCGACTTGTTATAGCGGACTACAAAGAGGAAACACTGGCCATGCTTAACGCTCACATGAGCAACTGCTCGGTCACGGACCTAACGGTAACAAACTCTCCACCCGATGGGGCAGGGAGTGGACCCGGCGAGGTAGGTACCAATATGTATGTAAACGCTTATTACCGACTGCATGGGGACGTTACAGCGGCCTCGGTGTCGGTATCCGTTGTTGATCCCGCCACGATCAACGCATCAACACCCCTTTAAGGATAAACATGGCTACTGATTATACAAGCAGGGACTTTGACTCTGTTAAGGCAGACCTCATAAGACGAGCACAACTCACTATCCCTGAGTGGACAGCCTCTACACAACCGGACTTCGCCATGCTTATGGTGGACCTCTGGGCGTACATGGCAGACATCCAGAACTATTACATTGACCGAGCACACACCGAGGGCTTCTTGGCCACAGCAACACAGAGGGCATCCGTCCATTCTCTCGCTCGTATTATGGGGTACACACCTAACCCCCGTACCTCCGCTACCTGTAGCGTGACAGTAGCCAACAGTAGCAGCGCTTCTATCACCGTGTCAGCAGGTACCGTTTTTGTTGTACCAGAGACATCGTCCAAGGACGCTGTATACTTTACGTCCACGACAGACACCGCGGTAGCCTCCGCTGGTTCTTCTGCTGTTGCCGTTAAAGAAGGACGGTCAGTATCTGAAACACTCACCACTAACTTCTCTGGTAACGGTGGGGAGTCCTTTGTTCTCTCAGAACAGAAGGTTGTCCCAGACTCTATAGCCGTTACATCGGGAGCAACTACCTACTCCTATGTGGCACGCCTAACTGACGTGTCCGCTAACACACCATCATTCACCACGGTGACCGACAGTATGGATAATACCCGTATTGTGTTTGGTAATGGTATCAATGGTCTCGTCCCCACCACAGGGTCTACCGTGTCAGTTACGTACCGAGTGGGCCAAGGCATTAAGGGTAACCTTTCTACTAACGCCATAACGGTATGGAACACTCCAGTTGTTGGACTCTCTATCTCAAGTTCAACAGCGTCCACAGGGGGAACTAACCCCGAGGGGATAACCTCTATTAAGAACAATGCCCCCGCTGTTCGCCGGTCACAAGACCGTGCCGTTACCCTGAACGATTACAAGAACGTTATACGTGGGTACTCAGGTGTATCTAAGACCCACGCACTAACGAGCACGTCCTCGGGAGCGGTCACCATTAACTATGCAGCGCTCCCTAGTTACTCTAACTATGAGAACCTTGCTAGTGGAACGACCAGTCTTAGCCTGACCGCAGACTTTGGTAACGCAGGAACAGACATTAATAGCAACCTCGCTGCTTACCTGACTGCTCGTTCTATGGTAGGCGTATCGGTGTCACAGATTAATACTACTGTTAACCTAGTGGACGTGTACATTGACTTCGGTGGTCTAACTGTTGCTGATGGTCACTACCAAGCCACCGTTAAAGAAGCGATCACGGCAGCCATAAAAGCGATGTTCACTTGGGACGCTGTTGAGTTTGATCAGGTCGTTAACTTAGGTGACCTTCTCACTGTGGCCAACTCTGTGTCGGGTGTCACTAACGCCACCATTAGCCACGTTGGCACCAGTGGTGGTAGTAACGTAGGTAACTACGCCATCACAACCACCACGTCAAGTAACATCTATCTTCCCGTGATCAGAGCGGTATCCTACAGTGGTGTTACGGGTGGTATCGCCTAATGACTGAATCCCTACGACTTCGGGACAGTACAAGCAGCCCAGCACTCAGAGACAGTACTGGGTCTGGTGCCCTGCGACAAGATGGGTACGTTACTAACGCACCTGTGCCACTCGCTGGTTTTGTTTCCGCACGTATAGATGACTATGGCACCGTGGACAACTCTTGGCTAGCAACCGTACGTTGGTCTGCTGACGAAACACCCACAGCAACACTCCCCGCTTCTGGCGAGTACAACATTGCTGAGGTTCGTATTATCTACAACTGGGAAGGGCCACCCGAGTTCTGGAACGACGGTATCGTTTTAGATACGTATACACCATTGCACAGCGTGGAGCCTACTATATATCACGATAACATTAGTACTAGTAACTCACTAAGTAACTGGTTATACTATAGCCTGTTCTACAAGTACCAAGATAGCGCTGGCGCTAACTTTGTTACCCGAGCCGCTACCACCTCCGTTCTTGTGCCCACCAAACATGACCTCGGTGAAACCATGTGGAAGAAGATACCTCGCCTTTATCGTCGCCAAGATAAGGCAGGACACTTAGAGAAGTTCATTAAAGTCTTCGGGTGGGAGGCAGATTACATGAGGTCTCTTGTAGACGAACTATTGTCGTCCAAGGACCCACTACGCACACAATACAACTCACTGAATACACTAGCGAGTCTCGTAGGTTCCTCGTTTACTACACAAGAGTTGCGTCCATCACAGATGCGTGAACTCATCCATGACGCAGATAAGTACTTTGATCAAAAAGGTCGCTCTGACGCACTCATTGCTGTACTCTCTGTAATCACCGACTCTGAAGTTAGTTCACGTGAGTTCACCAACACTGGGTCCCCAACCACCTCGGCTTACGAACGTATCAAAGTGTTCGTATCTGCTGCGAGAGCGAACCTAATAGTTAACCCCACCTTAGTGGGCACTCCCAGCAGTTCTGGAACATGGAACTACCTAACGTCAGGAACAGTCGTGCCTGACTACAACAGTGCCTCTACTGGGGTCACCTTCACCACAACCGCTAATACTACAGGTACCGTTTACCTGTTCCCCCGTACACCTGTTCAGATAAAGCGCAAAGTTCCGTACTACTCGTCAGTGGAAGCCAGCATGACGAACACCACGGGACAGATGAGGTTGTATCGTGAAGAGCCAACCAACGCTGCCTCACTACCTGACCAGTCTAAGTACTTCACTACCGATGACTCCACCTACGCTGATTACTATAAGGACCTGACCGTAAGTGATGCACACCGCTATGGCACAGGAGAGTTCAAGCAACGTAGTGGTTTCTATCTGACACCCTCGTACGCAGAGACCTGCGCCATCTTTGAGGATGGTACCACCAACGGGGTCCTGTTCCGTGCCCGGCTGTACGCCAGTGGTAGCACAAGCCTGTACGGGTACAGCCTGAAGTTAACTCGTGTGGACGCTAATCCATCCAGCGCTTCTCGTTTTGACCGATTTGATTTAGCCGTGTATGATGGTTCCACCAACGTACTCACTGCAAACAACCTTACGGTCAATGCCTCTGGAGAACTCATTGATGAGGACACCAGTGCGGTGGTAACTAAACTCACCCAGACCACGGGTGGGATTGATTTCACGCTATTGTTTGACGAGGTGGTTACACCAACATTCGCTGCGGACTTTCAACTACCCAGCGATGACACATCTACCTACGACTTTAGACAGTCGGGTGTGGAGGACCTCTACCCAGTTATTGTTCTTACGTTGGGTAACAGTGCTTCGGTAACTATAGACAAGTGGATATTCCAGCCCTTCTCCGATGGTCCATACTTTGATGGGTCTGGTGTTGATGGGCACTCGTACCTTGATGGTAGTTACATCACTAGCGATTACTATTGGTCGGGCACAGACAATGCCAGTGTGTCCCTCTACACACCTGTGCGAAAGAGAAACCGTGCAGCGGTACGAAAAGTGCTGGCCGACAACCTTCCGGTCACCATGTCTACCGAACTAACTGCCTACGCTACAGACACAAATCATGGACACATCGTCACGTTTGATTCCTTGCCGGGAGATGAACGTGCGTGTGACCCGCACTCTTGGAACGCTGACGTGTATACTGAGGGGACCATCCGTACCAACAGCGATTAAGAGGTTTAATAAATGGAATACCTGCTCGGAGCACTAGCCGTCTACAAGACGATCCACCTACTTGAGTTGGCTGTTCCACCAGTCATGCCTTGGGTTAAAGTGGTGACTGCCACGGTACTCGGGTACGGCGTATCCTTGATTTTACAGACCCCTCATTTATTTGTTGACGGACTTATTATCGCCACGGTTGCATCTGGGGTACATTCCCTGCTACGCTTCGCCACGCTCGCTGGCGATCTCGTCATGCGAAAGGCTATACGATAAGGACACGACATGAAACAGTACGCAATAACCGGTTATGGTGACGCTCCAGAAGCAGTTATCCACGAGGGCTTGAGGGAACTAATGGCCTCGGGGGACACACTATTCTATGTTCCTTGGGTAGGCGGCCTGAAGACCAAACCGTCTGAGGGTATGCGTAAGGTTTACGATTTCCTTGTGGACAACAACGCTACGTTCACTCTGCTTGCTAAAGCACGAGACATGATTCATCCTGCCCTCGCTGGTGCCGCACACCAGATTAAAGAGAGCGGTACCGAAGCGCCCGACCTGAACTTTAAGAACCTGCCACAGGAAACAGTAGCACTCATCCTGTGGGACGAAGAGAACCCAGAGCGCACTGACGCACTGGTGTGTGAATACTTTGACAAGGGGCACAGCCTCCTAGACCTGTCTAACGGACTCACCCCAATCAACGTGGTGTCCCCTGTGGACGAACCACCAGCACCAGCACCCGTGGTGGAGCAAGAGGACGAACTAGAGCCACTCACTGAAGAGGACATTGACTCCATGCCACCCGGCGTGAAGAAACAGTTTGACAAAGCGGTAGAAGTAGAAGTAGTATCAGAAAGCAAGGTGGTTGAACAGACGGCAGAGCGGACGGGGGGCATTCATGTGAAAACATCCTTCGAGGCGGGCACTGAGTCTCAGACCGCTGCTACCATTGAAGTGTGCACCACAAGTGGCGACACTTTTCACGCAGACATACCAGAAGAAGTACTACTTATAATACTCACCCTGTTAAGTATGGTGGACTGTTAGTAAGGCAGCAAGAATGGATCTGTTCGGAAGACTCCCCTCGTGGGCGCTACCATACCTCAAAGGAAAACCTAACGCCCGATCCGCACTGATGGAACTCGTTTGCCTAATGTCGTTCACTACGAACACAGCACACATTGGGTACAAGCGGTTAGCAGAGCGGATGGGGTGTAGTGAACGCACAGCAGCGAGGGCTATTGACGTGCTGATAGAGGTAGGGGTTATTTCTAAAAAGCCAAGCCAGAGGGCTAACGTGTACGTTATACATATGAAAGGAAGAGGAATGGACTGGGACGAGTTTGAAACACTGGGTGAGGACTCAGAAGTCAAGAAGGAAGCACCGGTACCTAAAGGGTACATGGCTAGGCTCATCAAACACTTTGACTCCGAACTACGTCGGGTGGAACCTAATAGCGTGATGTCTCCCACGAATGAACCGGCCCTACGCAAGCACTTCAAGGAACTGATCAACAAACATGATGCCTCTGAGAGTGTAATACAGCGAATGATTGACCTCTTCGTTCTTGATATTGAGAGAGGAACTATGGTCATCAGTGACTCTGGTGCATGGCGATCCTTCTTAGGTAAGCGGGCAGAACTACTTCGCCGTGTTAAAGAAGAAGGACAGTCCGTGGTGTTCATCAGAGGTCTTGACTAATGAGAGAAGAATGGCACGGACGGGCTTACTGGAAGAACAGGCCAGTGGAAGAACGGTTGTCCCTTGCACAAATACCACCGCTGTTTGAAGAGTCCAGACTATCCAATTATGACCTATCAGTGGGGTCGTCTAACGCACATGGGGCAGTAACAGAGTGGCTCACTAGTTTTAAGGACAACAGGGAGCACGGCACAAGCCTGCTCCTTTGTGGAGAGGTAGGGTCAGGAAGGACACACTTAGCCGTGTCTGCCCTCCGTGGTGCTATCACCTCGTACAAGCAATCGGGGTGCTACATAACAGCAGCAGGGTACCTACGTGCTATGGATGACTTCCGTAATAATGGTGGGGTGCTATCAGATGAATACCCTGATGGCAACATGCTTTCTTACCTGCGAAAGGTATACGACGTTGTGGTAATAGACGACGCAGACATGGCGCGCACCACCGAGTACGCTTCCCGTGAACTGTTTGATCTTCTGGACACACGAGTAAACAACAAGTTGTTAACGATTGTGGTGAGCACGTTGGCATCTGCCCACAAAGGCAACATCGTGAGTGCTCCCTTTGGGGCTTTGTTAGACAGCCACTTCGTGACAGCCTCGCTGTCCGACCACCCACAGGCAGGTACCTATGGAGAGTAATGACATCTCCTTCTTCGTACCTATACAACAGATATGTATGTTTGAGGGTGTACTAGCGCACCCACCTATCAAGAAGATCGCCAAGTTACGAGCGGCCCGGATGAAAGCAAAGGGGGACTGGAAAGCGTACATTGGTATGTGGGAACCCTACGAGTTACCCCTGAAGTCTATCATTGACTCTGTACGACGTAGAGGCATTGGCGTTGATGTTGTCACACTAATGGGGGATGAGGCAGCGGAAGCCATTGACAGTTGGCTGTTCAAGAGAGCAGCGTCCGTTCCCGTTCTTGGGTACTCGTCTATGAGAGATTTCTCTGACTCCGTTAAATACCATAACCCTTCTACAGTGATTCATGTTGGAACTGAGGAGCAAGCACGTATAGTTGGTATCCGGGCACGGGTGGCATCACCAGAACGAGAGATGGTTTTATAAATGGCTAGCGCAGAACACCTACTGATAAGCAAGGTACTAAAGGACCGTAGCCTTAATGAGGCCATATCCTCCTACGGCGTTACTACCGAACAGTTCTCTGGTGACTACGGTGACCAGTGGGTCTGGATAAACAGGTACTACGTTGACCACGGGGAAGTGCCCAGCGAGCGGGCGTTCCTGTCAGCGTTCCCGTCTGTCACCTTGGCCATCGTGGACACCGAGGTGCTCAGTGGATTGGCCGACGAGGTACGTACCTCTCACCTGATCTCTTCTACCACCGGGGTCCTCGCAGAGGCCACACTGATGCTAGATCAGGGACAAGATGACCCTATGCAGGCCATCAACTATATGTACGCTGCGGTACAGAACATTATGGGTGGTGCCTCCATCACCCGTGACATCAACATTGTAGAGACATGGAAAGAACGTCTAGAAGATTACGCCTACTATCGTGAGCATCAAGACGAGTTACTAGGGATACCCACAGGGTTCCCCGGTCTAGATGCCCTCACCTCCGGTCTGCGCCCACAACAGTTGGTCACCTTAGTGGGAGAGGCCAAGCGAGGCAAGTCCATGATGGCAATGGTTATGGCGGTCACTGCTAATGACACCGGTGTGACCCCCATGATGGTGTCCTTTGAGATGGGTGCCAAAGAGATGGCCGCTCGTCATGATGCCTACGTCGCTAAGGTGTCCCACGGTGGGCTGCTCCACGGAACGTCCACCTCTGAAGAAGTGAGCAGACTACAGATCGCCCTGCGGATGAGGAAGAACAGTAACCCCTTTGTTATCGTGGAAGACACATCGTCGGCCATGACCGTGGGTGGACTGGCTGCCAAGATAGAGCAACACGATCCGGGCATTGTTATAGTTGATGGTGCCTACATGATGACAGACGAGAATGGTGAGTCTCCCGGAAGCCCTCAGGCATTGACCAACATAACAAGGTCACTCAAGCGTCTCGCCCAACGAGCAGACGTTCCTATTGTTATTACCACGCAGGTTCTGTCCTCCAAGTTAACTAGCAGGACGTCACGACGGGTAACAGCCGACGCTATTGGGTACTCCTCTTCCTTCGTTCAGGACTCCGACTTGGTTATGGCGGTAGAGCGGGACCCCGATCACGAAGAGCGCTCCATTGTACGTATTGTGGAATCCAGAACATCACCACGAGGGGAGGTCACAATCAAATGGGATTGGGACACTATGAACTTCTCTGAAGTGGACACATCAAAAGACGACGATATAAACAACGACGACGAGGACAATGATGACTTTAATAAAGCATGGTGATGCCCTCCTAGACATACTACACAAACTAGGAGTGGAGGGTATAAGGGACGGAGGGGATGAGGTTGGTGCCCGGTGCCCCGTACACCTAAAGAGAACAGGGAAAGAAGATGGACACCCCTCGTGGTCCATCAGCAAGGACTCTGGACTTTGGATATGTTACTCGTGTGGCGCTAAAGGAAATCTCCTTCAACTAGTGGAAGAGGTGACAGGTAGTGCTAACGCCGAACAAGAGGTACACCAGTTCATAATAAAGTCAGGACTAGAAAGGCTACAAGCGTCAATAGGGGACGACGTAGAGGTAGAGAAGTACACACCAAACGCAGACGTTGACCTCTTCCGTACCTTTACACAGGTGCCAGAACAGTTGCTAGAGCATAAAGGAATAGACCCAGAGGTAGCAAAACACCACGGCATACGTTGGGACACAGAGAACCGTAGATGGATAATACCTATAATGTCCCCCACCGGTGATCTATGGGGATGGCAAGAGAAAGCAAAAGGGTACTTCCGAAACGTGCCCACAGGTGTTAAGAAGTCAGAGACACTATTCGGCCTTGACAGATTCAGGGCTAAGACAGCAGTACTACTAGAGTCCCCCCTTGATGTTGTACGACTAGCCTCTCTGCGCTTGGGAACGAACACACTAGGGTTAGCATCCTTTGGGGCGCATATCAGTAATGAACAGGTGCGCCTAGCAGTACATTATTCTGATAGACTGGTTATTGCGCTAGACAACGATGAGGCTGGTATAAACGCAGCGAACCGGTTGTTCGGACATTGTCCGAGACCACGTCACGGTTTATATTTCCTCAAGTACGAACACACGAAAGCAAAAGACTTAGGCGACATGACGAACAGTGATATAGAAGAGGCTATTAGTGGGGCCACCTACCTACCTTGGTGGTTAACCTAATGTCCTTTGTTGGTACACTCTACCCCTTCCAAGAAGAGGCCCACGACCTTATGGTTGACCGTGGGTCAGCGATGGTGTGTATGGTCATGGGCGCTGGCAAGACCCCCACCACACTCAGCGCTTTGGAGGCATTGTTTGACAGCGACGACATTTCCCGTGCGCTTATCGTTGTTCCTGCTTCCCTCAAGTACCAGTGGCTGTCTGAGATCAAGAGGTTCTGCTCAGATGGGAACACCTCGTACAAGGCGGTAGTTATTGATGGCCCACCTAAAGGTAGAGAGGCCCTCTGGCGAGCCGCTGTTAGCGCACGGTACATTATTGTTAACCCTGAACTTCTTCAGAGGGACATGGCCTACCTCGGCAAGGTACGTGTAGAGGCTATTGTCATTGATGAGGCCACCATGATCAAGTCTCGTACCACTAAGAGGTCCCGCTTCCTAAAGCAACTAGGTAAGAGAGCGATGTACAGGTTCGCTCTAACAGGACAACCCATAGAGAACCGACCAGAGGAACTGTTCTCTATCATGGAGTTCGTGGATCCCTCCGTTTTGGGCAAGTTCAATCTGTTTGATGACACCTTTATTGTGAGGGACCACTGGGGTAAACCTTCTCGCTACCGAAACCTACACATACTTAAAAGTAGCCTCTCTGACGTAATGATACGCAAGACACGGGAAGACATACAAGACCAACTGCCTACCGTCATTAACAAGGTCATCCCCGTGTCGTTTGACCCTGCTGGTGCTAGCGCTTACCAAAAGATAACCAGTGACCTACTTCGCAAGATACACGATGCTGTCTCTACCGGCAAGATGAACCGTACATTTGATCTGTGGAAGCACTACAACGATTCTGAGGGCAGCGCTGTTCAGGGAGAGATTATGTCCCGACTAACGGTACTTCGTATGCTCTGTGACAACCCGGAGTTGGTTCGCCTGTCCGCTGATTTGTTCGCTGACAAGTCTACCAATCAGGGCAGTAGTTACGCTCGCAAGGTTATAGACGAGGGCGTACTAAAGGCCACGAGCAAGTCACCCAAACTGGATGCCGTGGTTGAGTATGTTACAGACATCTTGACAGAGGATGAGAACAACAAGATTGTTATCTTCTCCTTCTTCCGTCGTAACCTATCTCTCTTAGAAGATGCCCTCAGTAACCAGACCACCTGTGTTAAGTTCATGGGTGGAATGACTGCCTCATCACGCAACGACGCCAAAGAGCAGTTCCGTAATGACCCCAACACTAGGGTGTTCCTTTCTTCTGATGCGGGAGGGTACGGGGTGGATTTGCCTATGGCTAACCACCTTATTTCCTATGACCTACCTTGGTCAGCGGGAAAACTAGACCAGCGAGAGGCACGCATAATTCGCCTCTCCTCCGAGTTTCCTCATGTAACAATTACATCTTTTGTCATGAAAGGTAGCATTGAGGAGCGACAGTACGCTATGTTGAATGAGAAGCGATTAATAAACAAAGCATTCATTGACGGTGGATACAACAAACAAGGTCAGTACGAGATCACTATGGGGTCTCTATCCGACTTCCTAACAAACGCAGAGGTATAACAGTGGAACCATTGAGCGAAGAAGAGGCACAGAGAGTACGGGAGGCGTACGCAGCGGGACGACAAGAGGTATCCGAGAAGTATGCCTTCAACGCACGCATGGTAGATGAGTACAAGGCCGCTAAAGAAATGGCCGACTCTGCTAAGAAGCGTGCCGATAAGTTTAAGAAACAGTTGTCTGATTTAGTGGATGCTGATGGAGAACCAGATCACAATGGTCACCTGTGGCTAGAACTTGGTGACCACAAACTCAAGCGAGAGCGCCGTGTGTCTCGGTCCTTTGATACGTCGGCGGCTGAGTCGTGGGCACGAGAGGCCGGTCTGTGGGATTCCGTTAAAGAGGTTGTGGAAGTCCTGAGTGAAGATAAGGTACTCGCTATGGCTTGGGATGACAAAGATATTAACACCATCGTACGAGAGTTTTACGTGGAGAGGGAAGTGTGGGCGTTCAAAGTATGAGCAAGGACGCCACATACTTCAAGTACCTACTTAAGAAAGAGACAGGTGAGGTACTAGAAGAAGAGGAAGAAGACTTCCCCGGTACCAAGGTACCTATCAACCGCCCCGGAGGAACAAAGAAGAAGAGATCAGATACGGACGACCGTATGTTTGGTGCCAATAAGAAACGGTACCGAATAGGTGGAGAACTACTGGACTTCTATACCATTGGTGATATTGCCAAGGCAGTAGGTCGCACCGCTACCACCTTGCGTTCGTGGGAGGACAAGGGTCTAATACCCTTTGCTAACTACCGAACACCCCCTCCTAAAGGAGAGCAGATACCCGGCATTGTTGCCAAGGGTCGTCGCCTCTACACCGTTGAGCAAGCAGAGTTCCTGCTTGACGCAGTTGAGCATTTCATGCTTGACGAAAGGTCCTCTGCTGACTGGCAGGGGTTCCGTAAACATACAGCAGCCAACTGGCCGCTCTAACAGAAAAGAGATAAGTAAATATGCCATTAAGTTATGACGAAGAAACGAAAGAAGAGAAAGAACCCCCAGCAGCACGTACCGTCGTGCGATCTGGCTGGGAGGGCGTGGACAACGTCACCCCGGTGTCTACTAACTACGCACAGCGTCTCAAGGTAGGCGCTGACCCGGTGGTTGTTAAGTTCCTTGAGAGCGCACCATATGCGTCATGGAACCGTCACTGGATCACTCGCTCTGGCAAGATGTCCTTTGTGTGTATTGGTGGCCCTGACGATAGTGGTGATTGTCCACTTTGCAACATGGGTGACCGTTCTCGTCCTATGCACGCCCTCAATGTTGTGCTTATGTCACGAGGAGAACTACCAGTAATCCGTTCGTACGAGGCTGGTACTCGTGTCATCGCATCACTCCGAAACTTCAATGACTCGGAACAGCAGGGACCCCTAGACAAACACTACTGGGCAGTAAGCCGCAGTGGTCAAGGTCCACAGACACAATACAACCATCTAATGGTTAAAGACCGTGACCTGTCAGAAGACTGGGGAGTAAACCCACTCACTGATTCAGATCTAGCGGACTTCCGTGAAGATATGTACACTAGTGACATTATTGAGAACCCCACTAAAGAGGAACTCATGGAGATCGTCAAAGAGACAACTGGAATAAGGTAACCCGATGTCCGTTAGTGTTAAGGACCGGGGTGCCCGAACAGACCACCCCGGTCCTTGCTACCTCACCACAGTTAAAGAGATTGAGGAACTAGTACGGGTTGTACAGTCCGTAGGTTCCTTTGCGTTTGACGTAGAGACCCTTGGTGTTCTTACCAACCACGCTGACCTTCTAGAACTTCTAGACCAGCAGGTAGAAGAGCACATCGCTACACTAAAGACCATTGTTTCTGGTACTAATGATAGGGTGAGAGAAAACAAAGCAGCAGCCATAACCAAGGACTTGGCTCTTGATCCTATGCGTAACGAAGTTATATGGATGGGCATAGCAACGCATGGACACTCGTGGGCTATACCTATGGGTCACCCTAACGGGGAGATTATTGAAGAAGAAGAGGTAGGGGACGGGAGCACAACACCACCCACTGGTCTGCGAAACATACTAAAGAGTGGGAGGGAGTCTATGGCGAAGGCTAAGTATGTTAAGCACGCTGTGTTCGGCCCTCCCCCTACACAACTATCTAAGCATAAGGTTTTTGAAGCACTACGACCAATCTTCTTTGATAGTAGTATTACTAAAGTAGGTCACAACGTAAAGTTTGATGCTAGGTCAATATACAAGTACTATGGAGAGATGCCAGTTGGCCCTTTCCGAGACACCATGATAGCCCAGCACATTCTGGATGATAATCACAAAGGTTACTCCCTAGTTAACCTCATACGTACACACTTTGATGGATACAACCCCTACGATAGGGAAGGTAAGATCGGTGCTATCATTGCCTTCTCCCCTTTCTCTGTATCCTGCCGGTACGTGCACTTAGATGCTCGCTGGACGTGGCTACTCTATAATAAACTTATGTCACAGTTACCAGAGTTCGTGTCTGTGCTTGAGCAAGACTCAGAGGTACTTGAAGTTCTTATGAACATGGAGCATGAGGGCATCACAGTAGACCGTGATGGCATGGTCGCTCTCGGCAAAGAGTTAGACAGTAGGCTCCTTGAGTTAAAGGTGAACATGAATGCTCTCACCTACCCCGGATTCAACCCTGACTCTGTTGTTGATAAGAGGCGCTTCCTATACAGCAAGAAGAGCGAGGGTGGTCTAGAACTAACACCCATTAAACAAACACTAAAAGGACAACCGTCGGTGGACCAAGAGACTCTACGAAAGATGGAAAAGAAGAATAAGGCTATTCCATTGTTTCTAGAGTGGTCTGAATGTAAGAAGACGAAGAGCACATACGTAGAGGGTATGCTCCCCAAGATTAACAATGGAAGGGTTCACCCCAGTTTTCACCTGAACCGTACAGCCACGGGCAGGCTATCTTCGTCTAACCCCAACCTACAGAACATACCGAGAGAGGCCAGCGTGCGTGGTTTGTTCTGCGCCCAAGAGGACTCCACCCTACTTGTTGCTGACTATGACCAAGTAGAACTCCGTGTAATGGCTATGTTTAGCAAGGACGCCAATATGCTGGACATCTTCCTTAATGAGAAGGACATCCATTCGGGTGCTGCGGCTCTTGTGTTTAACAAGCCTATTGAGGAAGTAACAAGTGAAGAGAGGCAGATAGGGAAGGCCACTAACTTCCTCACGGCCTATGGCGGTGGCGCTGGTAAACTTGCTGACTCCGCTGGTATCACGGTAGCCCATGCTCGTAACGTCATCAACCAGTACTACGAACAGTTTAGCACGCTCTCTAAGTGGAAGAACTCAGTAGTTAGGCAAGCACAACGTGACGGCTTTGTAACCACTATATCTGGGCGCAAGCGGCGACTACCAGACATCAACTCTGCTGACAACGCAGACAGGTCACGAGCAGAGCGACAATCGGTCAACGCTGTGGTGCAAGGAAGCGCCTCAGACATCTGTAAGAAGGCCATGATTAAGTCCTTCAAAGAACTTAACGGAAGTGGTGCTAAACTGTTAGTACAGGTACACGACGAACTTGTCGTGAACGTACCCAACCACTTAGACATGGAAGAAGTAACAGGAGTACTAATGGAAGCAATGGGACATGGAGTAGTCATAAAGGGTGTGCCCCTAGTTGTGTCCTACAGTACAGCACGCACATGGTCGGAGGCCAAGTAATGCCATTTATTGAGAACCTATCAGCAAAGCGTAACTTTTACCTCATGCTGTCTCCCCCAGATGGGCAAGACATCGCTACAGAGGCTGGATTAACACCAGCAACGGACGAGGTGCGAGAGTACGAGGAGAAGGATGTACTGCGCCGCTGGAGCCTCCTGACCAGCATGGGTGTCATAGAGTCCATAGAAGAGTCCTCTGAGTGGATGTCCGAGATAATGGTCAGGGAAGAGATGTTACCGGATGAAGAGGACCTGTCTGACGGGTCTGATTTCCTGATCCGTATTAATAATGATGACCCGGATTCCGATGATTACGCTACGTTTGAACCTGTAGAACACGAAGAAATAATAAAGATGTTCAAGGATATTAAGGAATCTGCCTACGGCACCTTTATGGGGTGTATAGTGTCAGCAGTGTCAAAACTTATAGACGAAGATCTACTACAGATATGTGAGGAAGAGTAATGGGTGACTGGTGGGCAGACCGACTGGCTGGTAAAGAGCCACAATCAAGAGAGGTGCGGGACACACCTAATACCCCACCCATAAACTTCCCTACGGCACAAACTAATCCGCAGCCTGTGACACAACCGTCACCACAAGAGCGGTACATTAACCAACAGCAACAGAACCAGCAGCACCACCCCGATCCTAATGGTCAAGTAACTATGGGAGATGCCATACGAACATGGCAAGGTGGAGAGGCATGGAAGAAGGACGGTCACCTTGTGTGCCCTAGTTGCGGAAGTAATAACTACTTCTCCCGCACATCACGCACCGGAGGCAGTATGATCAACGGAGCGTCCCCAGCGCCACGCTGTTATGAGTGTGGATACAACGGACTATATGAACAAGCAGACCAATCTGCTTGGGTAGCACCATAAGGATAATAGATTGAACACAACGACTTACGAAACCATTGACGAAATAGCGAGAGCAATAAACAAGAAACACGGGGAAGGGGCACTGATACAAGGGGACACCATAAGCATGGAGATGGACCGTGTCACGTCCGGTGTCCTTGCCTACGATCTTATGCTCGGTGGTGGCTGGCCTGTAAATCAGTGGTCAGAGATCATTGGTAGTGAATCCTCAGGAAAGACTGCTGTTGCGTACAAGACCATCGCTGCTAACCAAGCAGAAGACCCTGACTGGGTAGCCATGTGGGTGTCAGCCGAGGACTACGTTCCAGAGTACGCTGCTGCTATTGGTGTGGACCTCAACCGCCTGTGGGTGGTGGAGACCAACATAATGGAACGTGCCTATGACACGGTTCTTAGGGCTTGGGCTAACCGAGCAGTGGACATGGTGGTCATTGACTCATTACCTGCCCTTGTTCCCGGAGACGAATACGAAAAGGACATGGAAGCGTTCACTGTCGGCTTAGGTGCTCGTCTAACTGGCAAGTTCTTTAGAAAGTCTAACAACGCACAAAAGCGCTCTGCCACAGAGTATGACCGTCCTTGTACCGGACTCATGATTAACCAGTGGCGTGACAAGATTGGTGTTATGTGGGGAGACCCTCGCACTACACCCGGAGGCAAGGCCAAGAACTACCACTTCTTTACTCGTGTGGAGGTGAAGAAAGATGAGTGGATCAAGGATGGTAAGCAGGCAGTTGGGCAGACCATTAAGGCCCGAACCCTTAAGAATAAGACGTTCAAACCACAACAGCAGGCTGTCGTAGACTTTTACTTCACGGACTCTCAAGCATTCCATATGGGAGACTTTGACACCATTAAGGATATGTTAAACATTGCTGTTGCTCACGAAGTAATCACACGGTCAGGTGCCTTCTACTCCTTTGGAGACAATAAGTGGCGGGGTAGAGACGCTATGGTATCGGCCTTCCGTGAAGACCTAGACCTACAGGAAGGCTTAAAGAAACTGATTACTGACGGATGGGTGAGTGAGGATGCGAAGTAAGGAAGAACAGAACCGTATCCTAAACAAGTCAGTCAAGCAAGAGAAGCGCTCTGCGGAAAACTATAATGGCAGCCGCAATGTAATGTCGGGCGCTGGCTGGGTACGTAAGAATGATGTACGTACCGAGGACTTGCTCATAGAGAACAAGTTCACTGAGAAGCAATCGTACTCCTTAAAGTTAGTGGACCTCATCAAGTTAACGAGGGTCGCTGTCAAGGAAGACAGAATACCAGTAATGCAGATAGACATAAGTGGAAGATCATACGTAGTATTATGCGAGACAGACTTTATGGAGATGATAGCAAATGAGCAATGATGCATGGAAGGCTGCCGCTATGCGGGAGTCTATGAAGAATAAGTCAACACTGGTGTCCCTAGTACACCCTTTGTTGTTAAAGGCCAACGAAGAGTCCTCAGCCCTACGGGACACTAAACACTTTCACCCTAGTTCAATGTGTAAGAGGGACTGGTGCACACGAGAGACAGCCTACAAGGTTATGGGCTTTACAGAAAGTAACCCAGAAAGACCTAAGCCCTTTCGCACACTCAACATCTTTGAGGAAGGTAACCGGATACACTCCAAGTGGCAAGGATGGTTTAAGGACCTCGGAATACTAAGAGGAAAGTGGCTGTGTCATGAGTGTGAACACACTTGGTATGGGTCCGGCACGTGTGAGTCCTGTCAGTCTAAACAAGTAGAGTACCTTGAGGTTCCTGTTACCAATAAAGAGTTAAACATATTAGGTCACGCCGATGGGCACATTATTATGCCCGACGGATCTGACGCACTCATTGAAATAAAGAGTATGGGTATTGGTACATTCAGGTATGAGGCACCACAACTGTTCAACCAGTATGCACACAAAGAGATAACCGCTGAGGAGATGTGGAAGGACGTTAAGCGCCCGTTCCCCTCTCACTTACGGCAAGGCTCTCTATATATGTACTGTACAGGTATACATACTATGGTGTTCATCTATGAATGGAAGGCTGGGCAGGACGTTAAAGAGTTCACTGTTCAGTACCAACCAGAGGTTATCAGTGACATCCTCTATAACTGTGGATCTCTTGATAGTGACCTAAAGGCTGATCGGTTACCAGACCGTCCCTCATGGGCTGAGTTCAAGTCTAAGACACCATGTAAGTATTGTGCCTACAAGGACCTATGCTGGGAGTCATCATGAACAACCTTTACTCCAACAAGTTTAATCTAAAGTTCTCTCTGCCAGAACGTCCGGGCACTAGCCTGCCCGAGATACCTAACGACCTAGAGGACATGTCTGACCGTACCCTTATGTCATTGTACACAGAGGTAGTGGCGTGGGTCAACTACTCCAAAGCCGAACTGTCTAAAGCAGAGATCTCTGAAGAAGGGTCCCTAGCAGCACTCAAACATATAGAGACAGTAGTACTACTACAGTACGGGGATACCAATAAGTCTGAGAGAGTAACTATGGCTAAGGCACGACGGGATGTACACCCCGAGGTCATGGACAAACGTGGCACGTACCAACAGTCTCGCGCCTACCGTAAGTTAGTGTCTACTGTGTTTGACAGGGGAGAGCGTAACACAAGCGTGCTCTCTCGTGAGTTGTCACGACGTATAAGTGTTGCTCCTAACGAGCGCCGTACACAATGGACTAACGCATAATGGCTAACCCATCTAAACAAAAGGGCACATCGTTTGAGACCCTTATAAAAGAGTACTTACAAGGAAAGGGATTCACTGAGGCGTACCGCACGTCACTGGCGGGTGCCTATGATACGGGAGACCTAAATGGTGTGTCACAGGAAGGTACCGGACGTAAGGTAGCCTTTCAGTGCAAGAACCAAAAGAAGTTTAACCTAAGTGGCTGGCTTAATGACACTGTAGAACAAGCGAGCAGACTAGACAATGGTCTACCCGTGTTAGTTGTTAAACGACCCGGTAAGGGGGCACACTCCGTGGACGAGACCTATGCAATGATGCGGTTATGTGATGTGGTTGAACTCATGCAAGAGGCTGGTTACAGGTAAACTGTAGGTGAGACACTATTAGTACCACCAAGGAGTTCCCAATGTCAGAAAATGTTAAGTATGATAGCAGTGTTACCAACGATTCTATTATCAAGGTATCAGGATCAAGTAACCCACAGAGCGTAGGCTCTATTCTCGCACGTGCAATAAGCGCTGGTCACACTCCTAAAATGAGGGCTATTGGCGCTAGTGCGGTTAACCAAGCAGTGAAGTCATGTGCTATCGCACGAGGATTCGTTGCACCACGAGGCATTGACGTTTCCTACGTCATCGGCTTTGATGATATAATAGGGGATAACGGAGACAGCATATCCGCAATGTTCTTCAAACCACGCTGTAACTAACTTATGATTATACCTAACCAACGACAAGCCCTAGAACAGATCAAACCACACGGGTACCCCGATGGATCTCCTGCCATGCGTACTCGTGAGGGTGCCCCCGGTATTAAGGCCACCCGTTTTGCTCGTGAAAGCAAAAAGCCTGTACCAATCGCTCCCTCGGGTAATGCCGCTGGGGGCATCTTGACTGCGTTTGGTACCTCAGGGTCCCATAGCACTGGTGTGTAACATAAGATGAGTAATGACTCAGGAACGAGCGGTAACCAAGCGGTATTCGCCAATTGGAATAGCCCCTCGCAACCGCCGGGAGCAGCCACATCAGCATCCCTCGGACCAGCCCCTAACTTCCGTAGCGCAAAAGATTACCTCACCTCGGGATACCGTACCGGTGTAGAGACCCAATACCCAGATGGGTACCTTGGTCCTATGGAAGGTAACCGACGAGCCGACAAGGTTCTCGGACATATTGAGCGAATGAACCTTCGCCAGTACAGCCGTGGTGTGCACAAAGGGGAGAGAGTAAACCCCTCGGACTACCTTTGGCCAGAAGAGTTTAATAAGTTTACTGGACTAAAGTATGAACAAATGGGCATGAAGTTTGCTCCCGCTGGTTCTGAGGCCCCTCGCCTAACAAATGATGGTAAAATAAGTGGTAGTACAGCGATGAAGCGAGCACAGCCCGGTTCAGAGAAAATACCAACTAACCCAGAACGGCAGTCCAGACTGAGGCACCTGATGCCTCTTTGGAGATAACCATGATAAAGCACCGATCTCAGCACCCAGATGACAGGACCACCCCCGAGGCCGGGCGTGCCCCTCGTCTCATTAATAAGAACCCTGTGACTGACGCTGTCATACGTCAAGCCCAGTACCTTAGCGCCCTAGCGGGTGCCCCCGTGGACGCTGATCCAGAAGAGGAAAAGTACACCGGCGGTGGTGGTGGTTCCCTGCACGCTGGGTCCGCTAGTGGTGTGGGACACACGCAGGGAGGTCTATCAGATATAGGCTTCTCAGACTTCACTGGTGATGATACACTAACAAGAGTTATTGAGGGGGGCTTCAATGAATGATGATCCTATTGTACATGGTCTAAACAGGGACAAAGCACACGGACGTGTTAATCGCCTGACCCATCACCGTGAGCAACAACACGAGGAGTACGGTTCACGTACTGCTGCTGAACACCAGCGTCAGTTTGAGGGAGCGCGCTTCCAAGGTGGCTCTAGTGGACGTGATTACCGTGGCTTTGCTGTAGACGACCGAGCAGAAAGCCTTCAGTTAGAAGGAGAGCACGCCCACGTAGACATGATGAGGGCACTCATGGAAGAAACCCCATCCGATACATTAGGCTCTATAGAGGGCCTAGATCACCTGTACTAATGACCATTGACCTGAGTATGAGTGGGGACAACGTCCCTGACATAACCACAATGGATGAGTCTGGTGTCACCTCTATTGACCCTGTCACCCTTGAAGGTTTGTTTATTAATGGACACGTTATGGGTTCATCAGGTAAACCACTTTTCCAAATAACAGCCCTCGGTGAGGGTAACCGTTCGTATAGAAACACCGAAGCCCGACGCACAGGGTTCCCTATACAATGGGAAGATGGTACTCGTAGCCATGACAGTTAACCCATCACAGTTTGGTGAACAGTTTGGGATGTCTAAGGACGAAGAGTCTAAGATAGCGGGCAGGGCACTTGGTGCTAATATCTTTGATTCAATGGAAGAGGCAGCGTTTGGGTATAAGGGCGGGTACCGAGACAATGTAGTCACCGACGCTTGGCAGGATGTTAACACACACTGGTCTGATGACCATGCTGCTGGTAATATACGACCACGTGAGAACGCTGAACAGCACGAGGACGCTGATGAGTACCCTATATACCACCACGATTTAGGGGACGGGTATAGCGCACAGTACCCTATAGGTAGTATGTACGCCACCATTTATAAGGATGACTCTCCTTTGGACGCTGTTAATATGTCCACACAATCTTCTTCTACTGCTGCAGAGGCCCGCTTTCGTAACAACCCTAGAAACATCAAGGTATCCATTGATGAGTCTCACAAAAACAACCTAGAAAACAACGGCTATGGGACTGAATAGACCAGTAGACGAGGATAACCCCGTTAACCAAGCATTCGCTCTACAGGAGTACCGTCAAAAGAGACGCCCTTGGCAGACACGACAAGAGTACCTTGTTGACATCGCTCTAGACTCTGCTATCTCTGACCCAGAGACCATACGTGCTACCCGACCGGTGGTGCCCCAAGCGCTAAACCCAGAGCGGCGAGGCTTCGCTAAGAGCGAGCAGGGCATAATGGACATTATCAATACGTCACGAGAGACACCCTCCTACCGATCTTGGGTGTCTGGTAGCCCAGTAATGTTACACAATGGGTCACTTGTTGACGATACCTTCAGTGGATCAGGCAGATACTCCATGACCCCAATGTGGACTTAATAAGAGTGGTATAATAGAACCATGCCAGCACCCCGATACATGAACGCAGATAACGTGGCCGCACAAGGCCAGTACATCTACACGGGACTTCACCCCGGCAGTTACCAGAGCGGACAAGGCGCTGGCGCTGGCGCTGGTGGCGGTGGCGGTGGTGGACTTGGTGGCGGTGGTTCCGCTGGTGTGGGCGCTGACCGAACAGCATCTGATGCAGGTAGGTCCTTTGAGTACGCCCCAAAGTTCAAACTCACTGTGGAAGATAAGCGTACAGCGGAGGAAGAAAGTACTCCTGATAACCCTGATAAACCTAAGACCCCTGATACCCCTGATACCCCACCACTGGACCCCCTGCCACCCTTTCCTCCTAGTAAACCGCCTACTGACATAGTGCCCTTTGAGAAACCCTTTGATCCAGCAACAGTTGGAACTGAGGCACTCCGTAAAGGTATAGACACAAATAAGATGATGGGGGTGGGTGGTCCTCTTGGGGATCGCCCGTCCACTAAACTATTCCAATCTCTAGGAATGAGCACCCCCGGACAACTACAAATAGGTTCCGGTGGACCAAGTACTAGAAATAACACCCGAGGTGGCTATGATGGCGGTCGCAAGGCAGCGTCTGACTGGTACAAAGCCGAGTCATCTGCAAGAGATGAGAAGAACGCTACACGCCGTGAAGGCACACGTGCCCGTAATCAGTGGCGATCAGAAAACCCAGCGGAGGCCGCTCGTCAAGACTTTGATAAGTCTATTAATAGAGCATCCTCTATCTCCATGAAGAACCCAGACCTCGGTCTGTTCCCCTCAGTAAGCAATTCTAAAATAGGAAGCAAGACCTATTAACTCCCACTACTATAAGGTGATATACTAAACTATGTCTGTAAACGAAACCCGCTCAATGAACCAAGACCTTGTACAAGGCAAAGACGACGGTGTCCGTAAGTTCCTCGCCCCAGACCGTGGTGGTGAGGTAGACCTTACTAACGTGACACAACGAGCATCAGAATTACCGTGGCACTATGGTGCGGATTCCTCTGGATTCCCTGTTAAGGTGTCTGGTGAGTCTGCCGCAGGCAGTTGCTCTTGCCAACACTAGACTAACTTATACAAAACTACTAACTGGAGTACAATTCAATATGCCACGCCTCTTGCTATGCAAGTCCTGCGGTGTCCTGCACAATATGCGGGACTACGAAGGAACCGCTGAGTACGATATGGAACTCATAGAGACTATTAATCGTCACTTGGGACAAGCCGCTGACCCACGCCCTGAATCCCATGTATCTATGATTATTCGCTGTGATGAAGCAACATCCAGCAAGTTGGATATGGAGACAGCGGTTAAAAAAGAACTCATGGACAATGAGATTGAGGTTCGGGCTATACGTGACGATCTCAAAGAGGATGCCCTGAAGTGTTTCAGTAAACACAGTCGCCCTAAAGCAGGATGCATTGACTGGCAGGATGAGTCTAAAACTGTTGGGCGCAAAACAGGGGTACCCAAGAAGCATCGTCAGTATCTGTGTATGTACTGTCCTGCTAACGAGCACTACGTATATAACTCTAGAAAAGAGTTGGGCCTGTACTCTACTAAGCATGACACAGTAGCCTCTGAAACTATGGTTAACGGCCCAGTTGGAAGGAAGCCCAAAGGGGCCGGTAAGAGCAAGTTGTGGACACCCCCTAAAGGTTAGTGCCTCATGATACTAATCACTATGGACACGCTGGCCCTACCCGGTAAGGCCCTCGGAGAACGCCTCCCAAGTGTTGAGGGTAAACGACTGTGGGGACTACTCTTCAGCCAGTACAGTGGTAGTATTATCCTCATTGCTGACGCTCGGGATGACAAGGATCACATGGAGCACTGGCTCCGAGTTAACAACCTAAAGCCGAGCATGATTGACTACGCTACGGACAACACTGCGGAGTCCAAGGTGCTCAGAGCAACACAACTACGTAACGCCTTTGGTGGCGTTGTGTGGTTCGTGGACATTGATCCACACAGCGCTCGCCTCGCCATTGAAGAGGGCTTACCCACACTCCTTGCTATCGCTCCCTCTGTGCCTCGTATAGAATGGCGCTCAGACAAGAAGACAGAGCGAAGAACATGGGACGATCTCGTTGGTGAAGTTGACCAACAGAAGATAATCAAAGCAGAAGCCACTTGGGGAGAGTTTACATGAATGTTATATTTGCTGGTGCGGAGAAGGGGTCACATTTATCCCTCCTACTCGCCTCTGGTGTCACCTCCTTTGCGGTTAACCTCACGCAGTTCCCGATACCAAAGCGCAAGGAACTAGTCCTCTCAGATAAGTTTAAGGGGGGAGACATTCTGGTATACGTTTCAGAAACCGATCTAGATATCCATCGCTTTGATGACTTCATTCGCCAACACGAGTCAGACCTCCATACTATTATAGGTATGCCAGACTATGATGGCGAATGGCTAGGCTCTAAGTACGTACCCATGTGGAACGACAAGGATGACCTAGAGAGGCTCGCTAACTTATGTGAGCGTGGACGTAGAGTCGCCTTAAGTGATAAAGCAATAACCTCTAAGACGCTCCCACGCATTAAACAACTACAGCAGCGTTGGGGAACAGAGATGATCGTGTTCACCTCTAAGGTTGACCTTATTGATTCTGGCCCGTGGCACACGGTAGTTGTCGGTTCATGGACATCCGTCATTCGCTACGGGGAGACGCAGGTGTGGGATGGTCATGGGCTACGTCGCTACCCAGCGCAACAAAAGGAAGCCGCACGTAAGCGGCACCGCTCTGACATCATTCGTCTGGGCGTTAACTACGATGATGTTATGGAAGACTCTGTGGATGCTCTTGGTATGCTCGCCATACGATCTTGGCAGGCATGGGCGGGCGAAGATACTTTGGCCTATGACCCCTCAGGACAAGACAACGATGGACTTCTAGACGACGAAACTGACACCGAAAAGGACGAGATAGTTACTATCGGGCAAAAAGACCATAGTGGAGACACTGGGGTTTCCACTAGTACAAGTATTACTATCGTAGGTCCTAAGAAGCGGCACGAGAGTGAGAAAGTATTACTACCCGGCGTGGGTCTGGAAGAGACTACCGTCTTTGACTCAAATAATGCCTCTGAGCAGGAAGAACCCAACGAGGCGGTGGTAGAAAAAGTAACCACTTTAGCCTCCACTGGGCAGTTATTGCGACAATGCGATAGTTGCTATCTCGCCTCCAGATGTCCCGCATTCAAAGAAGAGTCTGAGTGCGGGTTTAATCTGCCGGTAGAGATTCGCACGAAAGACCAGTTAATGGCAGCAATGCGGATCATGGTAGAGATGCAAGCGACCCGTGTTCTGTTCTCTCGGTTCGCTGAGGAGTTGGATGGGCAAGGTCTTGACCCAGCACTCTCTGTTGAGATTGATCGTATGTTTACCCTCATAGAAAAGATGAGAAACATAACAGAATCACGAGAACACCTGTCTATCTCTATGGACTCTCGTGGTGGCGCTGGTGTACTATCTCGCCTGTTTGGAAGTAGCGCTGGTGATCAAGCCAAGCAACTACCTAATGGTGGGTATGATCAACAGGACACCGACAAGTTATACGGCGACATCATGGATATTGAAGTATCTGATGATTAAGAAGTACTATGGTTATGGTTCATCGGAGGAACCTGACGACGACGCGGTACTTTGTGATAGCGCAGGAAATGAGTACGGGCAATGCATAACCTGTGAAAGGATGCTACCGCTAGTCAGCATCATCTGGTCTGGTGAATGCCATAACTGTAACAACAACAAAAAAGAAGGATAACAAAATGGTAGGAACACCTGAGTGGGTCAACAACACACCGTGCCTAGATAAGGCACAGTTCATGTGGTATCCCCCAGTGGACGCTAATGACCCACAGCAGTGGTACGAGATGGGACGACTCGTTTGCTCTACGTGCCCCGTATGGGAGGAGTGCCTTAACTATGGTACCTCTTACAAAGATGGCAAGGGAGAGAAGTTCGGTATGTGGGGTGGCCTGACTCCTGTAGAGAGACGCAGGTCATCTAAGACACACGGACAATGGGTAGACTACCGACGAGGTTGTCGTTGTGACGAGTGCACAGAGGCTCATGAGGAACAGATGCTGGAGGAACCTATTGACCTTAGCCTCCTGCCTGACAAAGAGACCCCGGTGTACGACACACCCGGTAGGTTTCTTTTTGATATGTCTTAGAGGTAACCTCTCTGGATGCGTACACTAGCGTCCATATTGCTCGCCCTATCCTTTGGCTGCGCCAGCACCCAAGTGGCCATATCTGTAAGCGGTGACCCGTATACACATAAGGTGTTGGTTGAGGAGGCTGAGTGGCCAGTATGGGTGCCTGATCCGTTGCCAATGGTCACCCACCCACCGGTCACCACTATGAGAGTGTCGCCTACTACTACTACTACTACACTGGCTGTATTTCTGTCCGCAACACTCAGCGAACTCGTTGACCAGTACTTTGATCCGGCTGACCGGGCGTGGGCTTTACGGGTAGCGTTTTGTGAGTCGTCTGCTCAACCGAGCGACACCTACTCAACTGCGTATCATCCAGACTCAGGGGCGACGGGATGGTTTCAACATCTCCCCAAGTTTTGGGCAGAGCGTTCAACTAAAGCCGGAGTTCCAAACAGCGATATGGAAGACCCGGAAAACAACGTGCTGGTCGCCGCTTGGCTGCTGTACGAAACACCACAGGGTAAAGGACACTGGTACCCTTCAGAATACTGCTGGGGATGAACTGCTATACTGTTGGTAGCCCTTAAAGGAACCCCTTATGACTTTACTCAATCCCGACCAACACACCAGTCTACGTGCTCACATAGAAAATGGTGTTGACTTATACCCAGCGACTCAGCACGCCGCAGATGTACGAGAACACCTTGGCGCTAATGGTGATCCATTATCTGTTGAGTGGGCACATATGTCATCAAAGTTAGGTCTTGTTGGTGGCGGTGCCATTAGTGCCCGTCATGAAGACAGGGTGTTGTTTGACTTTCAATCACTCGCACAGCGCACTCTCCAAAACCATGTAGACTCTGGTGGTAGCATTGGCCCAGAGAACAAACCGACATCGGAAGTTCCCGGTGGCGAGTACGGTGAAGAGTTCAGCAATAACCACTTTACAGGGGGGTTCCCAGAACCCGAAGAGGAGATTAACTAATGCCCATTAATGATGACCACGCCGAAGAACTACACCGGCTCACCCAAGAGGGTGGCACACACAGCGACAACACTGACATGCTGCGCGAGATGGCTGAGAACGGGGCACACTCCGTTGAGTGGCAACACCTAGCCTCCCACTGGGACGAGACTCACGCTAAGGGATCGGCTGCTGCTCACACCATTAGCATTCTACAAAATGTTGGTGGTGACCTCAACAACTACCTTGATCACGATCAGGTTTCTGAGATGAAAAAAGAGTATAGCCAATCAAACAGCGCTAACGCCTCATTCCATGACCTCGCTGAACGTGAGTTACGTACCTCTGGGTGGCAACCACCCGAAGAAGAGTAATGAACCGGCCTGTGCGGGACGTTAACCGTGACCGTGATGGTGGGGAGGGCTTGCGTCAACTACACCGAAACCTGACCAGCCCACAATGGGATTTGTTTGCGCCTGACCCAGACTACAACTTTGATGACCTCCACCGTCCTCAGGACGATATGGTTGAGATGGTTGACTCAGCGAAGGCACACTACAAAGAGACATGGGGCAAGTCCACGTTGGGCACTAAGGTGGGGACAGTTGCTAGTGTTGCTCTCGGTCTAGCCGGGGCAGCCACCGGTGCCATTGATCCTGTTTCTGGTATGGCTATCGCTTCTAGTTCGTCTGCTTTACCATACGCCCGTCAGGGTGTTGATGCCCTCGCTTCTTACAGGGCACAAAAAGAATCCAATCCTGAAGTCCATCCCGATACTGGCGCCCCTTTACGCAAACTTAAGATAAAAGAGCGTGTGTCTATGGGAGCAAAGTGGCCGTTCACTGCCCCCGGAGATGACTGGAAGAATGACCCACGATTGCGTGGCTCTTCTGGCCCGAAAGATCAAGGTTTTTAGTACACCTTAAGAAGGGCCTTAAAAAGCGCCTTAAGGGGGTATTTTAAGGGTACCGTTGTGTCTGGGTTTTCCCACTGCTATAGTCACCAGCATGAACTCAACATTTGAAAAAGACACCGGAATGAGACTCGTGCTAGAGGTCGGAGTTGACCTAGACAGAGAGCGCTCTGATTACACAGACCTGCTAGAAGAGATCGGGGAGGGGAACCTTAAACCGTTCCTTGACGAGATCACTCGCTCGTGTCGTGAGGTACTGGCTGCCCTCGTGGACTCCCGTACAGTAGAGGGCAACAGTTATTCTGTACAGATAAAAGAGGGTCGCCTCATGTTTAACGGCTCCGAGTTATTCCACGTGATACCCGCCGATGCTGACGATCTCTTGAATGAGCCTTTCTAATGGCTGACCTTGAGACTCTGGACGTTTCGTCTGGCGATATTATATCTGAGGGCACGCTGCTTCCTCTTGACCTAATCACAGCGATGCTGTCCGTGGTAGGGAATCATGACAAGGCTCTCCGCTGCTGGAAACTGGCGTGGCCAGTAATACCGAGTGACGAGGAAGAGATACAGCAGTATGTTGCTGACCTCTTTGATTTACTAAACGAGATGTGCCCAGAAGGGATATGGTTTGGGTCATGCGAGGGTGACGGTGCCTGCTTTGGGTTCTGGTCATACCTAGAGGACAACGACTTTGACACGGAGTGGGAGCCACCAATAAGTGTGATCAAGTTATGCGAGTGATTGTTACAGGGATGGCTTGATAATGCCTAAGCAGGAAGGTTACCCAAGGAGGGCTATCTGCAAGTGTGGGGAAGTAATAGTACCCACGGGAGGTACGTTGGGAGCCTGTTGGGAACACGAGTTAACATTTCTCAATCGCTGTAGTGATGGAAGTCAGGCGGTAGCCGATAAGGTAACTGACCGTGGCCATAGGCCACGCCGTAAAACAAACAAGAAGGATAAACGATAATGAGTACGACTAATAAACTTAATGCCCGAGTGTATGCACGAAACAAGACCTACAACGTAGGTACGTACACGACACTAAAAGAAAAAGCAGCAGCAATAAATGGAGCAAAGTTGCTTCTGTCTAGGCTGGACAAAGATAGGGAGCATAGTGAGTACGCACACAAAGCGTCACCACAAATGTCTCAAGGTCTAGCGCATATAAACCACCTGAACCGTCTTGTCGCTATGGGTCTGTTTGACAGCCAACCTGAGATGCTGAGACAATCCGTGATGGCTCTACAGGAGCGAATAGCAATGGTAGCAGACATGACCAAAAAAGCCACACACAGGTTGGGTACTTTGACCCAAGAAGATTTATCTAACGACGAGGTTGGTTTTAAGAAGCGTTGGAGGTAATAATGGTACTGCTCAAGTAGAGCACGGGTACAAAAGAGAGAAGGAAACAATGAGCAAAGAAACCAGCGAGTGGCTCAACCAGAATGTTCTGGTCGGGTTCACCAGTAAACGAGGTAACGCTTGGCACTACCGAGCAAGCGACCAAGGCACAGAGACTAACCACTACCTTAACGCTATCCCTGTAGAAGACGTTGAGCGACGATTGTTCAACTGGCAAGCGCAAGAGTTTGACCTTTCCTACAGCGTCCCGTGTGCGTTTGAAGACGCTGACATGGATCACTTTGATGATGATGGGTTGACCTACAAAACGGTGTCTGTCCCTGACCACAAACTTATAGGTCGCTCTGACACCCACGAGGTGTTTCGTGTATTCCGATCCGGGTACACCATTCACCAGTATGACGAGTGGTTGCTTAAGTCAGTAGCAGACCTGCTAGATGATGACCTCAGTATCGCTTCCGCTGGCCTACTCAAGAACGGTGGAGTGGCGTGGGTGAGCATTGAACTACCTGACAACATCCAGACACCTAGTGGCTTCACTATCCGTCCACAACTGTTGGCGACCACTAGCCACAACGGGAGCCTGTCCACTACATTCAAACAGACAGCCACAGCAGTAGTGTGTGACAACACGCTCTCTTGGGGACTTAAGAACAATGGTCAGGTCTTCCGATCACGGCACTCTTCTAAGAGTACCCTCAAACTGGGTGACGCTCGCAAGGCGCTTGAGTTGGTTCATACTGGAGGCGAGTCCATCGTGTCAGAGATTGAACGACTGTCCTCTATTGACGTGACCAAAAAGCAGTTTGATCTTATTGTCAACCAACTATCCCCGGTGCCTACTTTAGGTGACTCCAACCAAGCGGGTGTCACCCGAGCAGAGAACCGACAGTACGCTGTGCGTCGCCTCTGGGAAACTGACCCACGGGTTACACCTTGGGCAGGTACTGCTCTGGGAGTGGTGCAAGCATGGAACACCTATAACCATCACCTCAAGGGAGCAGAAACGTCCCGTACCGAGCGCAACATGATGAACACGGTGAGCGGGAAAACAGACAAAGACGATGACCTCGTCATGGAAGTGATCAAAGAGGTGGTGATGGCCTAGATCGGTCGGCTGGGGGAGGTTCGTGTGCCCACACGACGAGCCTCCCCACCCTTCCCCCTTGGGGGGAGCGCTCCCTTCCCCAGTCGGCTTACGCCATACACAATGACTAAACGAAAACGTGGTGTGCAATGCACCTTCTTACTAACTAACGAACAATATGAACTACTAATGGAGGCAGTCAACACCATTATTGAGGACATGAACGCTATGGCCATAGACTCCAACGACTACGGGGACACCCGTAGGGCTGTGGGGTACGTGAACAAGAGAGATGCTGCTGTGGCTATGCGTACAACCATACTCAGAGGAGTGAAGAAATGCTAGAACGACTCGGGATCATGTTCGTACTGCTAACCCTCATGGGGACGCTAGTGCTGATCAGAGCGGTAAACCTATGACTAACGCCCCCGACCCCACACCAGACATCTGGATGTACCGTAAGGACAGGGACGACCTAATCAACATGGCGCACAACTCACGAGCGCTACACGTAGAAGAGTGGTGCTTGAATGACTCCATATCACAACTAACCACTAACCCACCAGAGTGTACCATCACCCACGAGAACTGGGTCGGGCACGTGGTACGTGTGGGTGACCGTTGGTTTATCTACATACGAGATGACAATAACAACGACGATTTACTAACCATGAAAGAGGCTCTGAAATGGTTAGAGAAGAAACCAACACAAGCACCAACACATGGAGATTACAATGAGTAAAGAACCAATACAAATGATGATGGATTTAGGGGACGCAAACCCCTCTGCTATTTCCTTTGACGATCTAGATGACGCACTTGTGGGGACAGCGTCACAGGCTATGGGCGTTCCATTGGCCGTATATGATTACGATTTAATAATCCGTACCCTTATGCTCAACAATGGATTTAACTATGAAGAAGCCTCTGAGTTTGCTGACCACAACATCTTGTGCTTGTGGGCTGGCGAAGGCACCCCACTCATTATGCACCGGAGGTGTGACGAAGAATGAACGAGCAGACATGGAAAAAGTACTACGAGGGAGACTCTCTTAAGAAAGCGTTTAAGGGTATTGAAAAGATGCAGGGGATGCTTGACGAAATGTCTGACACACTTAAGCATCTTGAAGAGTTGCTGGAGCAGACATCAGAAAATGAAACTCCCCGACACGCTTGGCCGTACAGGCTCCCCGTAACCAAGCGTTACCCAACAGAGGGGTCTTTCTTCTATACGCCAGCAATGAGCGAGCAAGAGGTGGTGGATGCCAATAAGGTCACACGTGACTATTGGGGGCACCCGACTGGATACCGTGGCCTTTCTGGATACTATGGGGACACATATCATTGGATACTAGAAGAGAAGAAGAGTCCGCATTTAGATGGCGCAAGCACCTATGTTTGGGTCTGGTCAAAAGAAATGCAATAAAGTTTCCAAATAAGTGTTGCAACGGGATTCCACGACGGTAGTGTTCTTTGTGGCACGAGGTACGAGCCAAAACGAGATGCGAGAGAAGGATCAACATGAGCAAAGTAAACGCAGTACAGATATACCACAGCGGGGCAGGTGAATACAGCGACTTCATCCCCGGAGAAACCACCCTCTCCTTCGCTTACGAATACGCTGCCAAGGATGGGCACCTTGACGAGTGGACTGCTGACCATGAGGCTGACCCAAAGTCATACCTCGGTATGGTATACCGATACAACAACGCCGTGACTGGCGACCCATCATTTGAACACAACGTGTACTACGAGCAACGCAGCCTCTCAGTATCCGACGCTTGCGTCCTCCCTAACGGAGAAGTGTGGGTAGTGAATGGCATGGGCTGGTCACAGATTAGCCCCATAGAGTTGTACGACGCTTGCCAGCGCACCGTGCTGGTCGGCAAACGTGTCCAGCACAAAACACAGACCGGGATCACGGGGACAGTCGTCTCTGTACACCTTGGTGAGGCCGTCGTCCTTGACGATGACCTTGTTGGCGACCCAGAAGGGGACACCCTTATATTCAACACGCTTGAGTTGCGTGTTCTTAAAGAAGAAGAAGGAGCAGTACAATAATGATAATGTTTGAGATTGATTTTCGTGACACACGCTACGGAACAGTTAAGTTCAAGGCTGAGTCTTATGCAGAGGCAATGGAACTTGCATTTGCTTATGATGGGGAGTTGGAGGATTTCGAGAGGGTTTTTGAAGTATCTGATTCGTACAAAATAGAAGGAGAAGTAGAATGAAAAACGTAGTATTTGACCACGAAGAAAACGATTGCGGAAACTCCATCGCCACCTCAGCCAGATGGGTATCGGAGTACGACCAATCCGGAGACCGCCTATCGGTTGAGGTTGTTGAGTTCCGTCGGGTGGGTGAAGGCCATGACTTTAACCGAGTCACCATCCACACCCCACGCGCATCCCAAGGAACATTAGTCACCGCCGGGCAGGTAGACGGGGCAGAACCGTTTGTAGTCCTAAACATCGGCGATGTCTCCATTTTCCTGAACGAACACAACTTCGCTAACCTCGTTGACGCTATTGAAATAGAGATTAGCGGACGGGTGGCACAATGACAACGAACAAGCGCACCCCTTATCGCCAATGGCATGACGGTGTAGATGTGAGCATGATACTCAGCGAACTCTTTGTCACGAACGAGTCAGACGTGGATATATCACGGCTGATCAAAGTGAGTGACTGGGCAGCCAACATTAAGTGGGACTTAGACAGGCTTCCTGAGGACACGGAGGACTTACGGTCACACATACAGGACGCTCTCGCTGACTTCTCCGACGACAGAATCACAGAGATATGTGACTCCGTGGAGAGGACTGTGGAGAGTTTCATGGATGGTATGGCTCGTGGTGAGCATCTATACTAATGGCACACATTCATGACCACGATGACGTGGAGGATAGATCGTATTTCTGCTCACACTCGTGCCACGTCCTCTACTGTGATGATCTAGACATAGAGGTGGGTGGCTGGAATGGCTGCCACGAAATAGAGAAAGATGTCCCATGCGACCATTGTGGTGGT